ATATGTATATTTATAAACAAGCAAGTTGATATTTATTCACTTGCGAAACTTCAGTAAACAATAAACAACGATTCTAAAACTGAATCTGTATGATCAATAAACAGCAAAACATACTTCGAGCTTTATTGAAGAAGTATAAGTTTAAAAGCGTGAGCAATATGGTTCGCCAGGCTCTCGGTATCAACTACGAGAACTTCCTGCAGAAGACAGAACCTCTCTACGTTATCCCCCGCATAGCTTCCTGTTATGCCGATGAGAACGATAAAAAGACTCTGATGGGTGTAGTCTATAAGGAATGGCTCAAGGACGTAGTAGAGAAAGCCTGGGTTGCTCCTCTCAACGCCTATATCGAGGAGCATGGCGAGCGCACAGTGCTCTCAGCCATCTATTACCTCATAGATAACCATCTGTGGGAGGTATACGAAGGCCGTCTTGCTCTCGATGCGCAGGAAGATAATTACTACGATAAGCTGGAAGATATGCCCACAGCTATCTCCTTCGTGTTAGAGCAGCAGAAAGCCGAGGAAAAGAAAGCCAAGGAAGAGGAAGCCGCAAAAGCCGCCGCCGCCACTGTCGAAAACGCCTCCGTTCCCAGCGATTTTATCGCTGGTTCAAAGTCCGGCTATACCCTCACCGCCGAAGAAGCCGTAACCCTCATCGGTACGACCACCGAAACCTGCGCTCAGTTAAAGCAGAACATCGAACGCCTGTTTGATTTCGTGCATACCGCCACCGATACCGATGCCTTGCGAAAAGAGATTGCCTCTCTTCAGCAGCAGTTGGAAGATCTGAAAGCCCAGCACCAGCAGGAAGTCGACACCCTGGTGCAGCAAGCTGCCGAATCCGATGCCACTATGAATAAAGCCAGTAATTTCATCGCTAAACTGCGTCAGGAGGCAAAGGAGGCCCAGGAACAATATGATGAGCTGAATGCCAAATATAAGAAGGCTCTCGACGAGCGCGATGCTGCCGACAAGGAGTTGGAAACTTACAAGAAGCTCCTCGAAGAGGAAGCCAACCGCGAACAGCTTCCTAAGAAGAAGGTTATCCCATATAGCGTGCTCGATGCAGTTCCTCTCTTAGGCAAAGGTGTAATGACCGGCTTGGTACCCGTCCTCGAAAGATATAACATCGTGGTAGATTATAACCGATAGGAGGGTAGCGTATGGACCAGGGAATCATCAATCCAAAGAATTTGCTTCTTTCAAGGGCAGAAAGAAAGGATAACATCGTTCTTATGCCTACTCCTGTTGGTACCCCCGAAGAGTTCGGCTGCATAAAATTCAATAACGTCACAGAACGTCTGTCGAAGCCCCGGGTAGTAGATCACGCAGAAACAGATGTGGAATTTGTCTTTCGCAACAAGATGGGCAGTGTTTACGCCGTGGTTTATCACAACGAAAAGGGCGAGGTACTTACAGATATGCTAACGAAGGCGAAAAATTCTGAGTGGGAGTTTCATAACTTTAGAATCACTTTTCGTCCTTCTTTTGCGAATGCCTATATCTCGTCGATATATGGTTACAGGCAGATTTCCGAATTGCAGGTTGCGCAGGAACTATCCCGTTTCTTCGCTTTTGAAGGCGTTAAATCGATTATCGGGGATTATTCTATGTTGGCACTTCCTGGTGGTATCGCAGTAGCCCGGTGCGTCTTCAAGGATGATGAGATAATGTCTGTCGAGTTGTTTGATTTCGTAACATACGAGTCTCTTGATAGGGATGAAATCAAAGACATCTACTATCAGGAGTTTCATCGACACATTTCCGGAGAAGAAATGAATATCTCTAGTTTTTCAGAAGATTTTCTGAAGGAAATTCTTGCGGATAGTGTAGAGCAGATGCAGAAGAAGTATAACAAATAAAGAATAGATTAATATGGCAAATAAAATAAAAATTAGCGGTTGCGAACCTGTCAAGTACGGACCGCATGATTTCCAGTTGGGCGATTACGTCTATGCTCCGGTATCATCGTATGGTCCGCAGCAGGGGAATCAGTTGGCATATATCGATAAGCAGGATAATGATGGTTGCTCTATCGTCTTTGTGCAGACTAATCGCAAGGTTTTAAGATCATACAGTGAACTTTATCTCGTGCCGATAACGGAGGAATGGTTAAAGGAGAATCCGCAGGTGTTCACTCCTAGCGATGATATAATGCAGCAGGAAAGTGGTCTCCGTTTTGCCTATCAGTATAAGTTCTTTGCCAAGCGTTTCGTCTGCGATTATTACATGGTGGCTTACGAACTGCATTACGAAGATGAAGAAGAATTTCAGCACTTAGTAAAAGAAGGTCTGAGTTACTTTACTTGTCTCCAGGAGTCGCAGGACAAGGGTACAATAGCACAAATTGTACGTTTCATTTCTGGCAGCATGAATTTGGGCGCAGGAGTCATGCAGATAATAAGCATTCACGACCTGCAGCATTTCCTCCGTCTTTGCGGTTGCGAGGAACTGAAGGCTCCTCAGTCTCTATTAGAAGATTAAGTAAAAACAAAACGATATGGATAAAACAGATTTCGATTTTCAGTTCTATCTCGCTACTCTCCGCACGGCTGATGCCGTAGGTATGGCTGTAGTGAAGAAGGATGACCTGGCAAGGGTAATGGCAATTATCTACAACGAGGGAGGCAACGAGCAGTTCACGCATAGCTACAAGCTGATGGCAGAAATGCAGTTTGCTCAGGAGAAATATCACATACGAGGTGGCGAAGCTCCCGATCCTAGATTTGTTCTCCTCCTACAGCGCTAGAACCGGGAGATAGAAATCTATCAGGAACAGCATAAAGGCGGTTATCCCGACTGGGAAGTAACCCTGATGAAGGACCGCTATGGTATCAAGCTCTATAATTGTTAAGGCGTATGGATAAGGCAAAGTTAAAGAAACTCTTTTATGAGTTGAAAGCAACAACCTCAGATGTGATATTTACACTTTTTATGTTCGGCATGTTCTACCTGCTTATTCATGCGCTCATTACCGATTACAGAGAAGGCGACCGGATAAAAGTCAGCAGTATCACCGTAACCTCCAAAGGTCACGAGTATATCATCTTTGAGACCGCCAGAGGCTACACCTGCTGCATTCACTCAGTCTCCTGCTCCTGCCAAGTCAAAAAGTAATAACCCACCTCTCGCCTCCGTTCCCAGCGATTCTATCGCTGGTCCCTAAAAAAAAGAAGTAACAATGAGTAAAGAAAATAAGAAATACATCGACGAGCAGATAGATGCTCTGCTCCGTCAGAAACCGGATATAGTTATCTCTAGAGAAGAACTGAAGAAGCAGTTTGATAGCCGTGAAACTCTTGATGAGTTCATCGCTTACGTCAAAGGCTTAAACCATCTTACCGAAGATTTCGATCAGTTAATGAATGAAATCAAGGCAAAGATACAAGTCTTTCAGGAACAACACCCTTTGCAGCTTACCACCCTTGCTGTCTTTCATATCGAAGACGATCATGTATCGAAAGATACCCGTGGCAAGCAGAATATCGGTCATTGTCTCACTAATATTCTGGAGGACAAAGCCTCCCCTGAAGAGAAGGCTAACATCGCAGAAATCCTCTATCACAACTGCGAGATAAGTTTCGTCTTCCGTGAGATTATCAAAAACGTATATCTCTGTTGTCAGAGAAACCATTTAAAGTAATAGCACTATGCACATATTTAAATTAAAAGAAGGTTCTGAGTCCTTTGAGTGGGTGAAGAACGTGATAGAGAAGGAGCGCCAGCAAAGTGTAGAGTATTGCGATCGCATCCGCAAGGCGGTACCCTTCCAGTTAACTCAGGTGGCCGCCACTTATGTTAACTCCACCTATTCCCGAAAGTTGGAAATCTACGAGTTTATCATTACTCCCGAGGAGTACGAAACGCTGGATAAGGAAGTTTGGAGCAAAAACTATCACGATGATAATCAGATTTGGGTTGTTCCTAATCTGAATAACAAAGAGGGTAAAGCCATAAAGAAAGTAATGTCTTCATATCTTCCAGTTACCACTCACGATGATATTCTGAAGAAGTTAGGGCTGCGTGCCATCATTGCCTGCAGTCCTTTCCGTCCTACGCAGCTTTCCACCCATGAGGGTAAATATTATTTCGTCTTTACTGATGATTTGGTTGTCAAGGATGATCACAACAACGATGAGATAGAATTGATAACTGAGGAAGATGCCAAGCGCCTAATTGGTTTCAAGGATAAGATAGTTGAATAGTTATGACATTTGTACAATGCTCCGATTTACAGCTTATACTTCTTACGATATTCGTAATATTCCTTATCGTGTTAATGGAGCAGATAGCAGAGTATTTTTATTTTAAGAAAGATAGTAGTAGTATGAAGATAAAAATTGTTTCGGCTCGTCTTACCAGATTCTTTAATATGGAGTGGCATCCGAGCTTTGCGGGTGAGGTTAGGTACTTCATCATGTATAAAAAACATTGGTGGCAAAGATACAGATACTTGAAAGGTTGGTTCGGTATCCCCATGAAGTTTAATAGCCAAGAGGCAGCCGAAGAGTATCTGAAAAAGAATGGTATCGATTATAAAAAGAAATAGCTATGGCAAAGAAAGAAGAACTGAAGGAAAAAACGGTAGAAGAATATGCTGGTATAGGCACAAGAGTCTTCGTCTGCAGAAAAGAAGATTTTGAACGGCATCCCGGCCAGCCTTATATTAATGAGGAAGGCAATCTGGTAACATTCGTAGGCCAGGGCGAAAATAAGATGGAGTGGGAACATAGGGAGAAGCTGATGGGCGAAATGTGGCATGAGGTTCCTCTAGTAAACAGCAGCATTACAGCCTCCGGTCCTAGTTTTTGTGTCGATGGTCACCCAAAGAGCGAGGAAACGCCTCGTGGTTTTACCGGCACCTTCCTGGTAATAGATGATAAGGAAGCGCACTACGAAGCTCAGATGTTGGCGAGAACGGTATTACCGGTATTCAGCAAGTCTATGCTGCCTATCACGCTTCCTCATACCCCATTCCAACTGCGTGATAGCTACACTAAGCTATACCGGAACCCTCATAATTTCTTCTATTCAGCAATGGAAAACATCTATTCTTCTTCTTTCTTCCGAAAGAAATCAGAAGAAGAAGAAGAACAGTTGTTCGAAAAGCTGGAAACAGCGCTGAATTTGGGTAATTTACGAAGTATACGCTTCCGTTCCCAGCTATTCCATCGCTGGTTAAAAAGTAAGTAATATGGCAGAAAAGAAAGTATTAACCATTCATCTTACTGATGAGTGGTACCAGAAGATAGCTAGCGGAGAGAAGACAGAGGAGTATCGGGAATGCTCTTTATACTGGACGATTCGTTTATTTAGAAAGGATATACCGAATAGGCCAGACTTGATAGCTGGTGTAGCCAAATATCATCGTGCTTCCGATAGAGGCCTTTTCGTGCAAGGTTATCTCACCGGAGGGCTCAAGCATACTTCGGACAGTCCGGAAGATAGAACTTACCGCAAGGAGGTATTAGAGCCTTTCACACACGTTCATTTCCTCCTCGGCTATCCGAAAGATAACAAACCGTATATCGAGAAGGAAATCGACGAGATAACTGTAGATAAACCGAAGAAGGGCATGTGCCCTGATGTGTGGTTAAAAAAGAATATGTTCGTAATCAGATTCAAATAGCTTATGGCAAAGAAAGAAAAGAAATGTTGTGGTAACTGCTACTGGTTCGACAATGAGGATGCCTATGGCCAGGGCTGGTGCATCGACAATCAAGAAGAAACATCATGCGATTTAGTTTGCGATAATCATATTTTCAGATAAGCGTATGACACTTGAGCAATGTTTAGATTTACAGCTCATACTTCTTGCGATATTCGTAATATCCCTTATCGTGTTGATGGAGAAGGTAGCTGAGTATTTTTACTTTAAAGAGGATAGTAGTATGAAGATAAAAATTATTTCGGTTCGCTTCCCCAAATTCTTTAATGGGGAGAAACTTCCGAGTTTTACGGATGAAGTGAAGTACTTCATTAAGTATAAAAAACATTGGTGGCAGAGATACAGGTATCTGAATGATCGTTTCACTCGCCCTATGAAGTTTGACAGCTTTGATGCAGCAAAAGAGTTCCTTAAAAAGAAAGGTATAGATTATGAAGATAGAGCATATCATATTTAAAGCAAAAAGTACCGACGAACGGGATTTGAATTTTCCTCCAGGTAGTTGGGTTACTGGCAATTTTCGTCGTAGTGATAATAATCGCTATTTTATTTCTCATCCACTGGGAGTGAATCAAGATTGCGAACCGATTATTTATACCGCTACGGGCATTAACCCTGAAACCGTCTGTATGTTTACCGGCTTCTGCGACAAGTATGTCAACCTGATTTGGGAAGGTGATATTCTTGAGCATACACAGAGCCATGCCCGATTTACGGTAATGTTTGATCGCGGCGCATTCTTCATTCGCAGAAACGATACAGAGAACGCGGATATATACCTGTTCGAGCTTTCAGAAAAAGATAGCTGCCTCCTTCTTTTCGAGGTTGTCGGCAATAAGTTCGATACAGACGATAGTCTGGAAAGCATTTATAAACCCAAGAAGCAATAGCCGTATGCCTGATGAAGTAGACCAGTTCTGTGGCAACTGTTTTTGGTACAGTGTCGACGATGACCCTCGTGCCTCTGCATGGTGTGTTAAACATAATGATAAAACATCATGTTTTAATGTTTGTAAAGATCATAAATTTTAATTAGCGTATAGAAACAAATGTTATATATTGGTTATCCTCAGAGTATTTATAAGTGTTCGGAGCCTATAGAGATGATGATTTCTACTCCTAAAGACTTCGGGCAGTATATACAGAATAAACGTAATAGGAGAAGAAAGAAATGACGTTAGAGTTATCGACGGAGGAAAAGATCATCGTAACCATGCTTTGGGTATTTGTGATATTCTTCCTGGTGTTGTTTTCCGGAATATTTGAAGGTGGGCATGAGCCTATAAAGCCGTCGAATATCCCGCCACCGCCGCCTCCATCTCGCCCTCATCCTCTGCTGTTCCGTCGCAGATTAAGAGTAAGAACTAAAAAACGAAGAAGATATGTTGTACGAAGCAAAACAAGGAACAAAGACTTACGAATACATTAAGGGTATTGCCGAAGCTGAATTGCAAGAACGTGTAAACTACAAGAAGCGAATAGTGGAAGCTATCGGTTCTGATTTCGATAAAGATATACACGTTGAGGAAAATTGGCTTCTCACTCGCCGATTTAGAATCGAGAAGATACTGGTAACGTCAGAGCAACGGGCTAAATTAGATAAGAGAGCCTGGGTGAAAATTCTTACTCATCGTTTTTCGATCGGCGTTTATCATTACTTGATTCCAAACCAAAAGACAGAGCAGGGTAGGGCTGTTCAGCAGGTGCTCGACTCGTATAACCCTGTAGCAGGTTTCAATGATATAAGAATAGGTTTGAACCTCACGGAGCCAGTGAATAGACCGATTTGGCCGTTTAAACTCTATTTTTTCAGAAGCCGCGTCTTCTTCTATGTGGATGAGCCAAGCATGAGGTTTAGAGAGAAAGATGAAACTTTGAAAGAAATTTCCTGGCATCAGTTCCATCTTGCTTTCTATGATGAATTAAATGAAATGAGATAAACAAATAAAAATATTAAAGATTATGGCATGTAATTGTATTAGCAGAGTTGAGAAAATGGTTAAGGAGAAGACCAACGAGAGTGGTTGCCTTGATACAAGTATCGGTATTCCATCAGGCATTGCGATGGTGAACGTTTATGGTTTATTCCATAAACAGAAGAAGGATGGTTCTTTCTGCGAAAAGTGGAACCAGGTAAATATCCTCCCCGAGTATTGCCCCTTCTGCGGAAAGAAGTATGTGGAGGATAAGAAAAAAGATGTTCAACAAGAAGAAAAGGAGAAATAGCGTATGTTATACGAAGCTAAACAAGGGACAAAGGCTTACGAATACATTAAGGGTATTCTTGAAGCAGAAGAAAAAGAATACAAGGCCTACATGAAGAGAGTGGATGAAGCCGTTGTTTTCAAGTTTGAGAAGTGGAAAGGTTATCAGCCTAACCGCAGTCTGCTGCGAGAGTATTATATAACCGCTATCTGGGTACCCTCTGAGCGTTTCGACACATTGGATGAAAAGGCATGGAGAAAGATAGATAGCCGAATGTTTGAGGATGGTCATTACGTAGCAATAAAGCCAAACAAGCGTTGCAAGCAGGGTAAGGCTATCGCTGCCGTTCTTGCCTCCTACAAGGCTGTCACCAGCCATTTCGATATATTGAAGGAGTTGAGCATAGGGGGTTCTCAAGGTAACTCTATCTCCATCACTCAGCTTCTCCGCTGCAAAGACCGCATTTTTGCCTTCTTCGATGATGGCATCCGAGCAGAGAAATGCAACTCCGATTTCACGGAAATCACGATTGGTGAATATGAGGATCTTATTAATAGTAGCAAAGAAGGATAATCGTATGAAGATAAATATGAATCATGTAAAGGAGAAGATAGCAGGCTTTATCTTTGACCTTATCATAGAATCGGGCAGTAAGTCTAAATTCTTCCGTAAGTATACCAACCATCGCTTCCGTAAGCAGTACGAACGATTGACGGGCAAAGCCGCTGATAGGATGTATAAACGCAACAGCTATTTGGAAAAAGAGATAAGCGAGCTGTGTGAAGAGATCAATACTTTGAAGCGTAGACTTCGTGTGGCTTATAATAAAATAAAAATCGTAGCTACGGAGTACCCTAAGAACATCCCGTGTCCTCACGGAGAAAAGGATGAGATAAACCATGACCCTGTCAGAACAGATTCCATTGAATGCTGGTGCTGCCCAGGTTTTGTAGACAGAGTACCCGAAGACGGTACCATCATCTGTTGGAATAAAAACTTTGAACAGAGTGAGGATTTAGAAAATAAAGAGAAATAGCGTATGATAAAGCAAGAATTATTAGAGTCTCGTGCTTTTCAGAAAGCGGGAGACGAAGCGAAGTTCTTTTTCTTGCCGCTTCCTTATCGAGGATTCAGGCTTTTCAGTAGCCGTCTCTCAACTCCGCTAACCGTATCTCACGAAAAAGGTCTTATTTATTTCGACAGGCGAGGAAATCCGATAACGAAAAAAGAGTTGCTATCGAATGACGACTTCTTGAAAGTAGAAGACTGGTACACCCTTTCTGTCATATATGCTGGCTGGTACTATCCAACTGGAGATTGTTATGTAAGACTTAAAAGAAATGGCGATATAGAAATCAAGGAAGTAAGAAGAAGGACTATAAAAGTAGCGTCTGAACAATAAAATGTAAAATGTAAAAAATGTAGCTTATGACAAAGCAAGAGTTGTTATCTAACCCTGTCTTTCAGAAGGCGAGAGACGATGCTTTTATCTATTTTGTCGCCAAGTGTCACAGTATTTACCGAGCGCGAGCCGTTTACTTTACGGCTCCAAAACGTGAATTTCAGACAAAAGACAGGCTTCGTCTCGGTACAATCGGACCAGCGATAACCAAAGGTAGATTAATGGCTAACCTGTCATTTCGCCACACCATGCCCCATAAGACAATCTGCGTTATGTTTCCCGATTATTGGTATGATTTGGGAGATTGCAACGTAGAGACAGATAGTAATGGCGATATTGTGATAACAGAAAAATGAAAAGTAGCGTATGAAAACAGAAACGAAAGAAACTCCTGTCAAGGGAGTATTGATTTACCAGCCGCAGGGTGCGGCTGGTGAATATGCTAAGTGGGCAATCAATCTATACCATGGTTGCTCTAACGGCTGCACATATTGTTATAACCGCAGAGGAGTGTTGAGTCACGTCTTCGGCGATAAGCCGGAACTGGCAGCACCTATCGTCAAGTCGCGCGACAGACAAATTAATTGTTTCTTGGAACGCAAAAAACTCACGGCACACGATCCGATACCAGACGTAGTTATCGAGAATTGTACCAATGTAGCTATTCGTTCCTGGATATACATAGATACAAAGAGGATTGGTGTATCTCGTCTGATAGAAGACGGAGGCGTATTCATGTCGTTCACATGTGACCCGCTCGATGACGAGGATAATGTGCAGAATTATACACTTTACGCGGTAAAAAGACTTCTCAGATATGGCATTCCTGTAACACTGCTAACTAAGAATGTTGCATGGTTAAAGGAAGATAACTGGAAGAAACTTCTTAAAGAATACCCCAAGCATATCTGTTGCTCAAGCCATCATGCACTCCTCACCATCGGTTTCACTATCACCGGCAAAGATAAGTTGGAGCCTGGCGCTCCTTCTACTGAGGAACGTATCGAAGCCTTGCGTGAGTTGCACGATAAATACATGGTTAAGACCTTCGTGTCTTTAGAGCCAATAACGAGTATTCATGCTGCATCGGAAGTAATCAAGAAAACATACAAGATTACGGACGAGATACGTATTGGTGCTCAATCTCCTATCAAGAAAGATAGATATGATCCCAACGAGTTTGTCGGTTTTATTGTTGCGGTTAAAACTCTGGCACGCGGTCTTGATTGCCGTTTTATGGTAAAGGACAGCATGTATAAACAGGCTGAAACTTTTGAAGGTGCTTATCGAGATTTGTGTGTCAGAAATCTTGATGAAATAAAAAAGATTTATGAATCAAAACAAAAAGAAAATGATGAAAAGTAAATTGAAGTATTACGCTCAGGTTATCGGTGTTAACCTGTTGGCGATTTTGGTACCCCTCCTTGCTGTTGTCCTTATTTATGGTATCGGCAAGCTAAAGAATATCTATACCCATCCTTGCGTTCTATCGCAGGAGATATACGATTGCTGCCTAGAGGCAACCATCGTGGTGCTGGCTGGGTTCTCTGTAGGTCTCTTGCTCCTTGGCTGGGCAGATAGCTGGAGAAAGGCAAAGCTCTTCGTTCTGAAAAGCAGGAGAGAACGAGAGAAACGTGAACTGCTGCATATTAAGATGGAAGTAGAACCTATCGAGGAGAGAACGGAGCAGAAGAATATTCATGCCTCTGCTGATTCCGTGTATGAGGATATTTCCGGATTGACGGTTAAGGAGATTTATCATCTTTATCAAGGTCGTAGAGTTCTGATTACGGGAGGTAGGTCGGAAGGAAGTACTTGGGGCCGTCTTGCTGGCTACGACAATGAAGGTTCTATCCTCTATATCGGTTTCACCCGATTCTGCATAGGTCCTTACTCCCTGGATGAAATAAACATGATGCGTAATACCAATCCAGAAGTCAGCTATGTAGAGCCAGGCTATAAAAACTACGATTGCTACATTCCTAGCCTTATCCGTATTTATAAATAAAAAATAGTTATGAAGAAGAATTATTTGTTTGATGTTGATGGCTTGCTGCAGGTGCTGCAAGCCATCAAGGAAGGAAAGCCGGTGGAGTATCGCCCATTGGAGGAACCTAATTGGCGAGATTTCAACCCAGAGGAATATGATATTGATACGGAAAACTGTAAGTATCGTGTCAAGCCTTGTGAATATAGTGAATACGTGGGAGATATTGCTATACCTCTTGCGCTTATGCAGGAAGATGTGATTTATTTTCTGAAAAATAAAGACCATCGGAGTACTAAACAGATGTTTGCTTGCGTAAAAGCTAACCTTTGGTGTATAGATAAAAAGATATTGCTTCATTTCTTTTGGAGTGAAGACGGTGATTCAAAAAAGCTTTATGTTAGCGATCCGAATAGAAGAGTTAGCCGTAGCGAGAAAACAGATAATTTCGCCAATGAAATTATTCCCGATATAAATCTACGTGATCCTGATAAAGCCGATTTTTACGTAGCTTCCATATCGCAAGTCAAGATGTTAGAGTCAAGACTTCGAGATGTGGGTTATGAATTAAAGGACGGACAAATGAAAAAGCTCAATGGGAACAAAGAGTAAACAAGCACAGCTCCTTACTAAGGAGCTGGTATCAGAGCAGCTTCTTCAGCAGTATTTGCGCGGCTGGAAATCGACCCCTAAGTTTATCGTAGAAAACCTTTATGTGTTCCGCTGGGAGAGTGATATGCTCATCAAGACTCGAAGCGGATATTGGTATGAGGTGGAATGCAAAATATCCCTTGCTGATTTCAAGAACGATTTCACCCATAAGCGGCAGAAGCATGAATTGTTGAAGAATGGAGATGAGAAACGTCGTCGCCCGAATTTCTTTTATTATTGCGTACCTTGGTACCTTAGTGCGAAAGTATATCCTCTCCTTCCTGATTATGCCGGGTTGATTGTACTTAAAGCGGATGGTAAACTGAATGAGATAAAACAGGCACACTGTCTGCATCTGCAAAAGTACACCGATGAGGAACTGAAGTTATGCGATAAGTTTTATTATGCCTACCGCAACTGGAAAAAGTGTGTAGAGCGTAATCAGCCTACCGCAGAAATCAAGCGCCTGAAGGATGAAATTGCTTTTCTCAAGGCAGAATACAAGGCAGTAGCCGGGTGTGATATTAAAGACGCATTTTAATGATTAAAAGATTTATAGATTATGGAAAAGATTGAATTTACAAAGGAACAGATAGAAAAGATAGCTGAAGACATCAGCGTTATCTGCTTCCGTTCTAACTCGGAGGCAAAAAAGTTTTTGCTTATGGAATATCCGAAGGTTAAGGATGTGCTCGGTAAATCCTGTATCTGGGATGAGCCTATCTATAATGAGGAACACCCCCAGGAAGTGAAAAGCGTGCTGCCTAGTTTTGAGGCAGTTCATACTTTCGGCTCATCGGCTTTATTCAAACCGACTCTTGCTGAGATTATCCAGGCTTGCCCTATCAACCTTCTTGGAAACTTTAACGCTGTTACCATTCATTATAATGGTTTTACAGAAGATGCTTCCAAGCATCAGAGTATCGTGACTCCTTACGTGATTTGCGAGAAGAAGAAGCCATTCGTTCCTTGTTTCAGTGATGAAGAGGAGAAGAAGCTACACCCTTCGCCTTTGAAGATAGGCGACCTTGTTGGCACCATCATCGATGAGTTCTGCCAGGTAAGCATTGATGTTATTCTGCCCGATACCCGCAACCTTCAGACATTGTTTGATGGTCCGATGAATGAAGTCCCCGAGAAGTACCTGGATAAGCATTTCCGTCCGATAGAGATTATCAAGGACTACGAAGATGAGATACATTTAATCATTAACTAAGCTTTATCATGTTTGAGATATACGTAAAAATGAAGAAAAAGAAGTGCTGGAAACTCGCTATAGAGGTTCCCAATGCTTGGGGTGGAATGCCTCACCTCTGGATGTATCTGGAGAAGAAATACCTTCCGTCTTACGTACCGGTAGGAGCTGATGGAAAACCGCTGGAACTGGAAGGGGTGAAGGAAAAACAGGCAAAAGGTGAATATGTAAGCCGATGGATCTATTCTTCATCCAAAAAGGAAATTGAGGACCTACAGAAAGATTTCCGCTTAACTTATGAGGAAATGATGGTATTCAGATCTACCTTTGATTTTGCAAAGGTTCTAGGCGAAGATATACCAGTTTATCTTGAATGCTTAAAGGTTGTCGCTGATGTGTGTGGAGGTATATATCCACAACAATACGAAAAACTGAGTGCCTTTATTAAGGTTCACAGTGTAAATGATATAGAGGCAATCGCTTTCAATCAGACAAGCGTAAACTGTGCCTGTGATTTCTTTGGCGACAGATACAATGCGCCAGCAGATAACTTCTGGGATTGCATTTGCCCAAGGGATTTTTATAATAACCTTAGAAAAGATGCGGTATTAAAGACGAATTTTAAATAATAAGATTATGAGTTCATACACAGAAGCAGAAAAGACGAAATCCCTTTGGCACCCTATTACCGATGAGGATTTCAATATTGACTTCAGCAAGCCATTTATCGTTTATACGGACGATGGCTCTCTCTTTATCGTGGAAGATTTTCCAGATATGTTTGAATATCTGGACGAAGACCGATTCTACGATGTCAAGGCGAAAGCCTTGTCAGAAGAAGGTAAAGATGCGTTCCGGGAATTTTATTACGGATATATGTATATCGATGACGAGTTCTACAAGGCGATAGACTGGGCGAAGGGGCAATATCTTGAAGACGTGAAGGGTGAGCGAGAAAGACCGGAATTGTTTGTTATGGATGAAATCGGACCAAAGGTAATAGACCATTTCGATTTCTACCCGAATGGTGATCCGGCATACGAAGGAACTCCTAGACTATGTAGAGATTTTGCAGTAGATCATCCTGAACTACACAAAGTCGAGTATATCGTTAATCTGAACTGGGTTCCTGCAACATCCCTTAATACCCTGTTTGTGGCTCCAACCGATATGTCTAAAACCGCTTACGTAGTAACATCTGGCGAGTATAGTGACTATCGTGTTGATGGCGTGTTCTCTGACAAAGAGAAAGCTGATTCGTTTGTTAAAAAAGCCGAGGATAGAACTATAGAGAAATATAATATTGATGATGAGGAGCAGCTTCGAAAGGAATACTGGTATGAAATTTCTATTAGAATAGATAACTCTTCAAAAGAAAAGAATGTTTCTGTCAATGATTTAAGTCAGTCGGGTCAGTTTTTCGATGCTGTAAGGTTTCTATCTGGAGAAGGTCTAGGTAGTTGTTTTTACTTTTACCTGAAAGCTATCGATCGTGATAAGGCAAAAGCTATAGCTTTGGAGCGTTTTCATGCTCTATTGGCAGTAGAGTCTTCTCATTTTCCTATGTTAAGATGGACGCGTGACATAAGTCCTCATTATGGTCCTGGTGATTTGCAAGAAGGTCTCGTATTCGGTTATTTCGATTATAAGGCTTATTTTTATTCTGATTATAGAGAGGAGAAAATACAAGACCTGTTTATGAAGATTAAAGATTCTTTGCCTATTCCATTAACCGAAGAGGATAAAATCGACTGGCAGAATCTTACAGAGGATGCTTGCCTGCAGCTTATGAATAATCATGGTCTGAAGATAGAACCAAGAAAGGATCTCCCTTTAGCGTTTATTTGATTAGCAAGTGACTTTAAGGATTTATAAAAAAGAATATATTATGATACAGATTCAAGATTGGGAGTCATCTCAAAAGATTGTTGTCGTGGATGAAATCAATCACGGCACCGTACAGGTGGAGGTACCGAAGCCTGGACCTTATAAAGACGAGTATTATCAGTATGCCGATTGCGCTATCTACAACCTTTGGGTAGATGAGAAGTACCGCAAGCAGGGAACGGCTCGCCTCCTGATGGAGACCGCAGAGCGGGAAGCTAAGAAACTGGGCTGCAAGTCGGCACAGCTGGAGTGGGATGATAAAGGCAGTAAGCCTTTCGTTCTCGAATGGTACAAACGTCTTGGCTATCGTGTAATGGCAAGGAATGAAAACGATCGTCTGCTGCTGGTAAAGAAACTTCAATGTTGAGTGTTGAATGTTGAGTGTTGATTTAGGCTAGCGCTCTTGAGTCCGTCAGGCAATTCAACATTCAACACTCAACATTCAACATTAAAAAGGTTTTTGTCCCAGACATAAAAACCTTTTTTCTTACCTTTGCAAACAGAAAAAAGAAAGATTATAGCGTATGAATAAAATAGGGGAGCAGATGATGCTGCAACAGCTCAAGTCTGTCTATGGGCTGATGATGGATTCTTCCGGTAAGATGGACTTCGCAAATAAAACGCTATGGGATGAGATTACTGATCTCGACCAGGATAGTGGCGATTACCAGGAAGTGGTGGTGGAAATCTATTTCACCGATGGCAGGTTTATCAAACTTCATAACCGCAGTTTTGAATCGCTCATTAATAATTCCTATTCCGGTGATGCCCTTTTGCTGCTGCCAATGAATGATGATAAACTTCTCCTGGCAGTAGCAGAACAGGGCGTATGTATTCGTGATGTTTACCGTCCGATAGTTAGTATTACGTATGATGATCCGGAAACGGGAAGAACGGCAACCGATTTTCCTATATCCTCCGTGGTACGCATAGCCTGTTACCGTAAAAAGGTAAAGTGGAGCGAGAGATGGAGAACACTGAGTCCGGAAAAGGGAAAGTTGCATGAACTTATGTTCTGTAACTTTCGTGAAAAATATCTCAGAGATCATCCTGAGATTAAAGAATAGATTCTTCTAATGTTTTGTCAGATATATTTTATAAGTTAAACAATTATTGTTACTCATTGAAAATCGTAGAGTTTCCTTCGTTGTGAAACGCGGGGTTCTAATTTCTTCATTAATTCTAATGTGTGTGTAAAGAATAGATTCTTCTAGTGTTTTATCAAAATATGCTTAACGTAATAGTTATGATTATTTTATTTTTATAGAGTTGTTAGTTTTTGATCTTTTTGAAGTTCCTTCGTTGTGAAACGCGGGGACTTTATTTTCTTTATTAATTAGTTCTCATGAATTAAAAGTCAAAATTGTTTTAAGGTAAAGTTTTGTTAATATCAAGAGGGGCGGCTGTCGTGATGACACCCGCCCCTCATTTCGTTTAATGTTAAGTGTTGAATGTTTTTATCAATGTTGAATGTTGAATTACCTCTCGGAGTAAAGCCTCCGTTCCTAGCGATTCCATCGCTGGTTTATCTCAATGGCGTATGCCTAATTCAACATTCAACACTTAACATTCAACATTTAGTTAAACGTTTCTTCCGTCCGGCAGTACGAACCAGCCGATATTTCCTCGCCAGAACTTGCAGCCTAAGTATAGCGAGTCGAAGGCATCGGTAAAGTCAGTTCTCTGCTGCAACGGCAGGTTGTCTTCCGTTTCCGGCTTCTTCTCCTGACTCTTATCCTTGCGGAATCCCTGATAACCGATGCTTACCTCACAAAGTTGCAGGGCAATAATCAGGTCGGGGTTGTTAGGCTGATTGATACGAATAGCAGGATATTCTATGCCGGCAAGACCATTATTGATGATGCGATGTTTCACCTCATGCTTTTCCGGCACACCCATATCTATTGCCGTAACTTTCCAGCCATTGCGCTCCAACTCCTTAATCACTGCCTGGTAGAATCGCTCATCGGTCAAGGCATACGATGCACCTTGCTTTGCGGTAGCATCATAGTAGTAAACCACATCTCTGTTCACGGCTCTCTTCGGAGCATAGTAATGCGAGAAATCATCTACCAACTCTCTCAGCTTGCGCTCGTTCTTCACGTAGAAACTCTTGATAACATTCACTGCCTCTACTCCGTCACGCTGATATACCTGACCTACCACCAGGGTATTGATATTGGCGTTATAGTCAAATGCGAGATAAAGAGGAAGGTCGTTTATGCAGTCGCTATCCATACGGCAGTCGTTTCTCTCGGACAGCTCTTTCAAGTCCGGCTGATAACTCTCTGCAGTAATTTTCTTACCGCCGATGATGCCCGTAGCCTTCTCTGTGCGGAAATTAGCCTGAGAAAGCGGGTCAATCTCATCGGGGATATAACCGTGAACATGATCTATATCCAGGTTAGAATAGAAACCATCGTTCGATTTCTTGATTTTCACGTTCAATATCGAGACCATGAAGGTATAGGGTGGAAGATCTCGCTTCATCTGTCGGATATACTCCTCACCCAGAACGTCCACGTTTTCGAGGGTAGATGCCCTGCGCACCACGAAAGCCGAGCGCCGCAGTTCTCTGAGATAGTCGTCCTGAAACTTTTTCGAGCGCAGGAACATCTGCATCTCGAAATCCTCATCCGGTGTAATCAGATATTCGTAATCATAGATAAGTTCGGCATCCTCGGCAGTAACCAGTTTGTAGTTTACTGCCATATCCACCATATTCTTAGTGATTTTCTTACCATGGTTAGGCAGAATGCGGAACATGCCTTCATGCTTCAGCATTTTCAACGCCACGGCACGTATGATAGTCTTTTCCTCTACTGATACCACGCGAAGCGAATGCCCCGTCTTCTTGGCATTATAGAGCAGGTCGTTATATCTGATAACATTGTCGGCATACTCTTCCAGCTCGTTCTGTACCCATCGGTAGGTCTTGCCCTTAAACCTGCCTGTCTCTATCTCCAAGTCCAGTTTCTCGTCTTCACGCTCCAGCCATGAGCCTTTTGCCGTAAGCGAGGCATCACTTACGAATCGGGTAGAACGGTAGAGTGGGTTGTAGTCAGAAAAGTTGATGTCTCCCAGTGGGTGTGTCTGTCCTGATAATGCCGGCATCAACTCCTCATCCACTTTCTTCTTAGGGAAGAATCTGCACTCATCGCCCACACATGCACTGAAGGTATAAGAGTTTGCAGAAGCGGTCTGCGACAGAGAAATCAATGCCCATTGGGCACCATTTGCAAACCAGATGATGTTTTCGTAGCTTTTCGGTTTGAAGATAGAAGGGCGCACATGCTTTGGCGGTCGTCCCCAACCCATGTGAATGCCTATCTGAAAACCGAACATTCGCTCCATGGCAGCCATGGTACCCGGTATGGTTTTCGAGAAGCCCTGTTGTCGTGATACGGCTACCCATGCCCCCAGCATTCCTGGCATGGAGTTGCTGGTCATCCATACATAGGGTGCCACGAGACCATCGGTCTTACCCGTGCGTCGAGCTGCAATATCCCTCTCGTCTCGGGCACCCATATATAATGATTGCTGCTGAAATCGTGTTAAGTAAATCTGATGTGGTTGCTGCATAAAAATGAAAATGTTATCCTGAATGTATGTTTTCTTAGCCGCATCCTTGCGTCTGTTAGGCGTTCCTGCGGATTTGAAATCCGTAGATATGTCAGTTTTTTACAGTCTTAGAGCAATTTTGCGGGCTGGCAATCATCGATTAACTTGCGTGTTTCTTTGGCACACTCAGCCACGCATCTCTCGACTGCCTCGGTGATGTCTTGAATTTGATCCTCACGCATATTGCCGTATTTATCGCAAGTGTCGTTTATTATTTTGTAGAGAACCTGATTTTGTAAAGCCTCCATATAATCTACGTACTCCTTGCAAGTACTGCGCTGAGGTGCTTGTACCCATTTTAGAAAGTCCTGTTTCCAGTCTTTCCATGTTTTTATTTTTATTACTATCATTGTTGCTTACATTTTAAATTGTCGTTTCAAAAACGGGTTACTCTTTATGAGTTCTATTATTTCTTTTTCCGAGTGTATTCCCTCCCAGAAGAGTTCGGTATGGTTTCCAACTCTGTCTTCATCTACAGAGAAAGGCACACCGTAGTTGGTGTAGGTTTCACCATGGTGTTGAATCAGGTGGCGACCTGGGTTTTTCCGGATGTTTTCTATCCAGACTTCATTATCACACTCGCACCATTTATTGTATTCTTCTCCTGCCAGTGTCATATCAATACCGATAGGGTAGTGTTCGGAACATCCATTGGTTCCAAAATAAATAATCTTTGCCATAATTTCGCAGATTTAAAATAATGAAAGTTGAATAGCTCTGTTGCCTCGCTCCTTCTGATGTTTCGGAACATAGATGCGTTCCGTTACGAGATTATTTGCTTTTTGCGATAGCGTAGAGCGATGTGAGAACTCTTCGATGCAATCGAAGCGATCATCGGGCATCTGATAGGAAGATATGAAAACGGGTTGTGTCTGATGCTCGCACCAATCGTAGAATCGCTCATAGTCGAAACCTCCGGAATCTTTTTCTAGGTAGCCATCTGTTCCTTCGTAGGGAATATCGCAGTAGATTACGCTGTCATCGGGTATTGTAACTTGTTGATAATCAAGTACACTTGATGTGATGTGTGAGAATTGCCCCCCCCGAAATTCGAGGCAGGGATAGCTGTCGCTCTCTGTACTGCAATCTGTGCAATGCAGTTGTGGCTTTCTTCCGATTGAAGTTCGCTTGGGCGTTTGTATTTTTTTTTGAAAGATGGCTCTTGTGTTCCATCTTTCGGCATTCTCCAGTCTGATTGATTCTGTCGTAAGCTTCTGTTCTCTGCAATCTCGATGATTCTGCCCCCACCCTCGTGACGTGTTCGACTTGCAGTTGGTGGCTACTTTCTGCCCCCTCAAATGATTGTTGCCGGAAGTGACAGAACTGGCTGAAATATCTCCTTACGGCAGCATATCTGCGCTGAATATCGCTGATAGGCTCAATAAAAGATAAGTCATATCCAAGTTCTTTTCCCCGGGAGTAATCATGAAAGAATATCGCATAATGAATAGCTTTCTTTAAAGGCTCAATTTCCTTAGAATAAAGATAATTACGCAGATTATTTCCAAACGACCAAACTACTGCTACGTATGGATCGGTATCTTTCAGCTTGAAGAAATCCTCACGGCTTATCCATCTCGTCTCGTTTTGATATTTGCCGTTCAACGCATCAATGAATAGAGTAGGGCACATCCAGTTAATATCATTAATGTGAATATGCTCATACTTGTTTCTCAATAACGCTGCATGGCTCACTGCACACCCGCCGCAGAATAAATCTATCAGATGTGTGCGTTTAGGCAGGAGGCTCACAATCCTCTCTGCCAATTTGTTTTTACTTCCCTTATAGGGTAATCCGTATTTCATATCTTCCTCTATTTGTATATTTTAAAATAGGCTAGGCTGCGCCTTTTCGAGCTGAATACGCTTGCAAGCCTTGTCGTAATATTCTTTGTTCAGCTCAAATCCGATAAAGTTGCGCTTTTCACGGATGCAGGCGATGGCGGTAGTACCGCTGCCCATGCAATTATCGAGAACGCCCCCCCCACATTGGTATAAGTACATATAAGATACTGGATAAGGGCGACTGGCTTTTGCGTAGGGTGGAAGGTATCGGCAGAATGTTCTTTATCAAAGCAGATAATGCTCTTTGGGAATTTTTCATCTGATACGATAGTAGGCACTTCTTTATGGTCGCCATAACAACCTCGCTTCAAACTATGAGAGCCATCTCCCCTTCGATGATTCCTTTGATGTGGCGCACATTTTACCATTTGAGGATTGTAGACAGGTTGTTTTCGATAAAATACTGCAATATCCTCATGTGAGCGCAGAGGCATCTTGTTGGCATTCAGAAAGCCTGTTACCCGCTGCTTGCTCCAAATAAGATTATATTTCCAGAGTTTCGACTGCGACATCATAAGCTGTGCGGTAAACATGCCCTGGCAGAAAAGAATAATGGCCGCATTGGGTTTGGTTATGCGCAGATATTCCTTCCATAATGGCTCAAGCGGGATAATACTATCCCAGCCGCCTCCTTCACTCTTTTTATTGAGAACGCCATAAGGCAAATCGCAGATAATACAATCCACACTTGCGTCCGGAATCTTTTTCATTCCTACCAGGCAATCCTCATTATAAATCTTATTTAATTCCATCCTCTATAACTCTATCTTTATCAATTAAACCATTTTAGAATAGTTTCTCCTTTATATCCTTTTTCCCAGATAAACCAGGCATAGGCTGCTGCGCTGCTTCCGAAAGCCTAAAAGTTGCCGTTCATGGCGCATTTTAATCGTGAACTACTTACCCATACCCTGCAAGGTGGCTGCGTTTTAAACAGATGTCTTCTTCCTTTCCCTTCAAGAAAAGTAAGTTTCAGAAACATCGCAACCTTTCTTCGTTGCGGAATAATCTGCAAAGCCTTTTCTACGAAATCCAAGGCATATCGGTAGGGTGGGTTGGTAACAATATCTCCGTTCCATTCTAAGTTGTCGATGGAAAGAAAATCTGCAACCTCACCATATCCTCTATCTATCAAATCACGGCTGACTACATCGTAGCCATGCGCCTTCAATACCTCGCTAATATGCCCTTCGCCACAAGAAGGTTCTAAAATTACCCCCGTAAACTGCTCTATCTTACAGAGCCATTCGGTAGCTGCGGGTTCTGTGGCATAGTAGTCTTCTTTTTGGCGCTCACCATTTTTGTGATTGCTTGCGCCCAAAGTCTTAAACACGGCAGCCTTGCCGCCTACCCAGTCTTTTGCCATAAAGTCTATAAACTATTAATTCTTAACTCTTAACTTCCCAATGTGCCATTTCTGGCACGTCTTGCACTGGTACGCTACATACCCTTGCGCCTTCAGTTCCGGTCTCTGGTTCAGAAACTCCCAGGCAGCATCCTCTGTTTCGTATGCCACCTTCGCCTTCCAGGTATGCTGCTTTCGGGTATAATGTTCAGGATCCGGTGTGAAGGGAGGAACCTTGTTGTGGTAATGATGATCACCTTTGCGCTTACTCATTATCGCCTCCTTTCTTTCCGGTATCACCTTTCTCTTCCGGAATATCCATTTCAGCTTCCTTCTTCTCAGCATGCTCATCCAGCACCTCTTCCATATACTCCATATAGTCAGGTGCCTTTTCATTATGCTCCTGCAGACTCTCCTCTTCGGCAATATCCTGCATATCCTTTGCCGTAAGGCCATACTTGCGAGCCATTTTTTTCTTGTACTCGTCAGTATAGTTCACCCTGTCACGCTTCACGATGCTCACATCTTGCGTAATGGCAATGCGGCTCATATCCGGCATTTCCTCGGTAGCATCCTTTTCTTCAAGGAAGTTGCCATAAACGGTAGCCAATGCCTGCATACCCTTATCCACCGCACGGTCGTTGTTCTGCTGTTTGCCTGTGCGGATAAGCCACTCAGCAGAATTGAGATACATCGCCTTGTGACGCGGGCTTTCATCGGTCGTAAAAAAGCGAATAATGTGGTTGCAGACCGCCACATCGTTTGTCAGCTCGGTAATGGTACGGGGTTTGATATTTCCTTCGTCGTCAATATCAATATGCAGCGCCATCACCATTTCCTGCGCCTCCCTGTTGCCCTGTCCTGCCTGTTTCAAAAACAGCGCATAGTCGCGCCTTGCTATGTTGCGGCAGGTAGTCTTGGGGTCTATATCGTTGTTTTGTACCCAGCGCTTGTAGAACTCGTAGCAGAGCTGCATCCGATACTTCTGTTCCAGTTTTGGAAACATCGTGTCGATACTCAGTCCATTTGATAGCCATTTGTCTATACGTTGCAGGGTATTCTGCGTAAGTTGACTCATCTCTTATTAATGTTTAATGTTTAATGTTAACCTGGTGGGGCATCGAAAACCGAAATTCGTGCTATTCGTGTCATTCGTGTTCAAACCCCCGAACCCCCGGAAGGCTATATGGTAAGGTCGATACCAAACTGACCTTCCAGAAACTTCTTGTAATCGGGCTTACCGAATAGTGTGCCGTTTGCCTTTTCCCAATCTTTATTGTTGGCATAGAACACATCACGCGTAAACCATTCGTAAACGTTATCATATCTGCTTACTGCTGACGAGTCAGGATGCGTATCTAAGAATTTCTGTCCCGCCCTCAGATAAGCCTTGGCTATGCGGGGATGCTTCTGAAACTCGATAAGGCGCTTGCGTCTTGAAGCCAGGGGGCAGCACATGCAGCCGAGTCTTCGGGTAACGTTGATTTGCCCCCCCCGTATCATAGTATACTGGTGCCAACTTCAATCCTCTATCAAGAATGAAATCCCTCACATCTTCGTAGGTCCATTCCAAGATAGGATAAATCTGTTCTACATGATTTCCCTTTTTCTTAGAACCATAGTACCGGCATTCGGTAGGTTCGTTATATCTTTCCTTTCTCGCTCTGCTTTCTTCTTTGCGTACACCGATAACAGTTTTATCGAGGATTTTATATTCCTTCAGAACTTCACAGCAGAAACGGCTAAAGCGATTAGGAAACCCTTTCTTTGCAATAAGCTGAAAGAAATTTTCTTTAGGTCTGATAATCTCCACACCCATCTCCTTCACGTGGGCGATAGTGCCCGGTGGGTCGATGGTCGTGTTCTTGTATATCGCTCGAAATTTGATGCCAGCTTCTTTTGCAAGCTGCAGGATTACGTCGCTATCCTTACCGCCCGAATAAGCCAGTTCTATCTCTCCATCGTACCTTTTCTGTACGCTTTGCAGGAGACGAATAGACTGATCTATCTTTTTCTGTAATTGCTCGTTTATCATTTTGCGCCTTTTTAATTTCTTTATCTGCCCACAAAATTACGAAATCGCCCCTAAATGATTGGGACAACCCCCGAACCCCCAATCTCGAAATAGCACCCCTATCGCCCCCGTTCCCTGCGATTCCATCGCAGGACCCTCAATCCCTTTTGTCCCCACCTCTCAATAAAAAAACGATACCTTTGTATCGTATTAAGACAACATAGGATAACATTAAAAAGAAAAAATAAATGCAAAGTTTAATTCCGACCCTTACCAGGTTTCTTGCAGCCATCATTGGCTTGGTGTGGTGTACCCTGGAACCATCCCTTAACTACATCGCCGTATGCTTCTTCGCCCTCATTTGCGATTGCTATACGGCGTGGCGGTGCAACTGCCGCATCTATTCCCGCTATCGTGAGGCTATCAAGAAAGACCCTCGATGCAAAATCGACGGGAAACTGAAATCTAAGAAAATGGCAAAGATGGTGAAAGATTTCTCCGTCCTCATCCTTGCGATATTCTTAGCCACGATGGTAGATACCGTGATACTCGATTTCCAGAACCCTCTCCATCTCGCTAACTATCTCGCTGCCATTTATTGTGGCGTGCAACTCGTGAGCATCCTCGAAAACGAGAGTACCTGCAATGGTGCACCCTGGGCAAGAGTGATGCAGAAGATTGTAGCCGATAAAACCGAAAGACACTTCAACGTGAAGCTGAAAGACCTGATGAAGGAAGCAACAGAAGAGGAGGATAACAAGGAAGAAGTTACTCCGAAAGAAGATAAGAAAGAAGAGGAAGCAAGCGATGGTAAAGAAAACGAGCAATAAACGTCCTCCGTTGAAGGAAATCTTTAAAGCCAAACGCTTTTTATCTCAAGAACTAGTAGGTGCAAAGTTTCATTCCTCCCCCGAACCCTTCGAGTTTAATGAATGTAACTGGATAGCCAACGAAAACCCCGAGGTAGTAAAGGCGATGACTATTCTGGCAAGAGCCGGTATCTATTTATCAATAAGCGGGCATGAATATATGATGAGAGAAAAAGCACTCTGTGCAAATAACTCTTAATTTCTGTACGCTATCAGTTAATAATGTGTTAAAACCACTTTGAATTATGACAATATCAAATGTTTTGGAACATTGGGCAACCATCTACAAGCCCTTATCCCATGACCCGACAAGCAAGAAGCTGGAAGAACAGAGTTTCTTCCGCATTCGTGATATTGACGAGGAAAATATCTTTTCCCGCAACGCCAATATCATTCACTCTCCCTGTATGCTCTATCGTGTAGTTAACTCCGGAGAATTGAAATCGGATAGGCAAGCCCTGATTACCTATCAGGTATGCTTCCTTACCCGACTGAAAGATTCTTCTGCTACATTGGGCAGATATGATGGCAGCAAATTGCAGGCTGCATCGGATGATCTGATGGAGTATTGCGAAGACCTTGCGTCTTATCTCACTCAGCTTCGCCGCACGGGTATCTGTCCTATCACGGGCAGAAACTTCAAGACGGAAGAGCCTAAATTGGGCATCGAGTTATCATCCATTGATATAGAGAGTTTCGCCTATGGTGTAAACCCTCTTTTCCGTGGACCGAGCTGGCTCCTTGCCGATTGCTATTGGCAAACCATCCGTCCACTCTATAACTTCCAATGCAGGAAGGAACAGAAATACATCATTCCTGCATCGACTAAATAGAAAGGAAACGGCTTATGGGAATCAAGACTAAACCCATCCAATCGCCTTTTGCACCCTTAAAAGATGTAGCCGGAATCTATCTTAAGCAGGCTTTGCTCGATATTCAGTTGAACTTCCAGAAGCAGCGCATTTATCCTACAGAGGTATATCGCGGCTACGAGAAGGTAAACCAATATCGTAGAGAGCATGGCCAATGGTGGTCAAGAGGCGATGGTGCAAAATCCTTCGAGGGTACAGTATATCAGGCTAACGAGGAGACGGGCGAACTCACCGTAGGTATTCGCTACAACGACTATCTGAAGTTCGTGGATATTGGTGTAGGTCTGACTGGAAATCCTCACGACCCCGAAGCTCATATCACGGCAGACAAGGTGGACCGAGCAAGAAAGGCGAAGTATAATACCCGATATATCAGAAAGTGGGATAGACGGGAAGGCAAATCTCATCGTCCGGCTATCATGCGAACCATCCGAAGACTGAAAACGAGATACGAGAACCATCTTGCCGATTACTACGGCTGGCAGGCTATCATGCAGATAGCAAAAGCGCTGGAGGATGATGGAATCGAAAGAGAATAACATTTTAAAAGAAAAAGAATATGGCAGGTAAAATAGAATCCATCATTACGATGGACGGCAAGCAGCCTATCAAGGTGCTGCAACTCCTCTTCGATAAGGCAAAGGAACTTACCGAGCAGATGAAGCAGATGAAGCCTGGCACAGAGGAATACAAGGCAGCAGAGGCAAAAGTAAAAGCCCTGCAGTCTGCCCAGGTTCAGACCATCAAGACTACCGAGCGACTGGAAGCCGTGGTCAGTAACCTCGGTAATACTTCGCTCCGTAACCTTCGCCGTGCCTTGGGTGAAGGCAAGCGTAAGCTGGAAGGTCTTTCTGAAGCAGAGGAGGAAGAGGCAAAGCATATCCGCTTGCTGATGAAGGAAGTAGGCGACGAGGTGCGATTGCTGGAAGGTAAATACGTGAAGGTTGCGAAAGGTTTGGCCGATATTGGGAATCAGTCTGACCAATGGCTCAGTAAGGCTTTAAACCAACAGAGAGAACTTGTTTCTTCTTTAAAGAAAACTTCCTCTGGCTATCAGTTTAACCTCGATATGTTAAAGCAACTGGAGGCAGAAGAGGATAGGCGTAACGGAAAGATGAGTGCCAGTGAAGCTATGCTAGCCGTCGGTAATAAAAACGCTACGGCCTCCGAACTTCGCCGTGCTAGAACATCACTTACTCAGGCGAGGGATAATGTAGATACATCTGATACCGCTCTGATTAAATCCTTTAACGATGCCCTTGCCCAGATTGAGGAACGCCTGGATGCCGTATCAGGCAAGGCTCAGAAGGCAGCCATCGGTTGGCAGAAAATGCGTCAGGTATTATCAAACCCTGGCAAGGCTTCGGGCGAGGATATTAAGCAAACCATGGACGCTATTCAGCAGAAAATACAGCAACTCCCTGCTGGAAGCAAGGCTGTATCTGATTTGCGCAGACAATACGCCCAGTTGGAACAAACAATGAAAGGTACCCGCCTCTCGCAAGCGCAAATCAATGATATTGTTGCCCGCAGTAAGACCGGCAAGGCAAATATTAATGAGCTGAGACAGGCTTATAAGCAGCTCGAAGAGGAACTGAATATTATCAATACCAAGAGCGAGACATTTGCAAACAGACAGAAGGAACTGAAGAATCTCAAAAAGGTTATTGATGACGCAACGGGTGCAGCCAATAAGCAGGGCGGCGCATGGCATACGGCATTGAATAACCTTACGGCATACGTGGGTATGTTTGCCGTGTTCAACCAGGTAAAAACTTACTTTGTTGATTTGTTCCGTCTGAACATGAAGTTTGCGGATCAGTTGACGGATATTCGTAAGGTTGCGCTTTCAACAACCGAAGAGGTAGCGAATTTATCTCAAGAGTTAGCAAAAATTGATACCCGTACCAGCCTCGAAGAGCTAAATCGCATCGCCTATGCCGGCGCTAAGTTGGGTATCCAGACGCAGGGAGGAACTATGGCGCTCGCTGGCTTCGTCCGTGCTGCCGACCAGGTGAATGTGGCACTTAAAGAAGATTTGGGCGAGGAAGCGCTCACATCTTTGGCAAAGATTACTGAGGTAATGGGATTGGTTGACAAGTATGGCGTAGAAAAAGCCATGCTGAAGACCGGTTCCGCTATCTTCCGTCTAGCTGCTACTTCCACTGCTTCCAGCGATAAGATTGTGGATTTCTCAAACCGCATGCTTGCTCTTGGTGAACAGGCTGCCCTTACCACGCCTGATATTCTCGCCCTTGGTTCTGCGGTAGATAGTATGGCATTGGAGCCAGAAGTGGCAGCAACCGCTTTTGGTAAATTGGTAACTGAGTTGCGAAAAGGAACCAGCCCTATTGAAAAATCCCTGGGTATTGCTACCGGAAGCCTGAAGAAGATGATCGAGAGCGGAAGAGGTATGGACGCTATCCTTACTATCTTCAGAAAAATGGGAGAAACTAAAAACGTTTTTGCTCTTGATGGATTGTTTAAAGACTTAGGTTCTGATGGTGCCCGACTCGTAAAGACGATGGTTACGATGGCTTCCAAGAATGGTATGCTTACCAAAGCTGTAGAGGAATCCAACAAAGCTTTTAATGACGGTACGGCTGTAACGGTAGAGTATAATATGCAGCAGGAGACCGCTATGGCCTATATGGAGCGTGCTAATAACCTTTGGGAGAAACAGTTTGTTTCATCCAGCGCAGCGGCAGGTCCCGTTCACGATATAGCCAAGGCGTGGTTTGAGTTAACTAAGGAGTTGACTAGCAGCCTCGGTTTTATGACAGAGGTTAAATTAGCCATCGGACTTATCTTTGCTTCTGTCAAAATGCTGCTGAATATCCTTCCTACGCTCATTTCTATGCTCAGTATGGCAGGTTTGGCGGGTGCGTTTGCATACGTACTTGATTATGCTCAGAAGTTGAGTTCTGCTTCGGCCTCACTGAGCGTGGTTTGGGCTAAGATGGTTTCAACTTTTAATAAGCTGTCATTGGTAAAACAGGCTGGTGTCTTCGGTGGCATAATCGGCTTGTTAGGTATTCTTGTCGTGAAGTTGGCTGAATATACATCTTCTCTGAATCGGGCTTCGGCCGGTCAGCGTGTACTGAATGAAGTGCAGGAGGAAGGTAAGCGTAGGGCAATGGAGGAGCAGGAGCAACTGAATCGTCTTCATAATGTGATGAAAGATACTTCCGCCTCTATGGACTTACGACTTGAAGCAATGAAGAAACTGAATAGTGCTATCCCTGGACTGAATGCAAAGATTAATACTGAAACTGGTGCAGTCAAGGAAAACACTAAGGCATGGGATAAAAACTTTACTCGTTTACAAAAGTATTACGAGCTTGAAGGTGCTCGTGCTAAACTGGCAGAGTTAGGTCGCCAAAAAGTGGATGCAATTCTTGATTTACAGAAAAAAGAAGAGGCTTACGCTAACACGAATGTGGATGTGTATGATTCGAGAAAGAGAAATCAGATTCATACTTCCGGTGGCGCTGCAATGCCTATCTTTACACAGGGTGCTATCGGCCAAGCAGGTCAGAGGGCTGCGGCAAAGAGTGCTCGTGATAAGGCTTTACGAAGAAAACAAGATATTCTTGCACAGGAAGAAGCTTTAAGAAAAGAGTTCGGTGCAGAACTTGACGTAGCCGGCGGTAAAGAGACGGGAACCCCTCAGCATATCGACGAAACCGGAAAGGGCGGCCATGGCTCCGCTACAACTCCCGAAGATGATGCTCGCAACAATATCTCTGAGTTTATTACTAAAATTAAAAACTTCTACGAGCGCCAGAAGACGGCAATGGTGGAGGAAATGACAAAGGATAATGTAGAAAAGGAGATACAGAAGCAGGTTGTCAATGACTTGGATATAAAGCTGAAATCAGCACTCGCTGCGGCAAAGCAATCTATCGTTCTTGGTAAGAAAACCTGGGATGAGTTCAAGAAGACAATAGATAAAGACCGCAAAGAGAAAGATGATGAGTTTGGTCAGTCTCAGTCTCGTACCTTATTAGAGCAGATTAATGCTTACAATGTGTCTCAACTCCGTGCTGACCTTTTAAAGCAACTGCCTAAAATCAAGAAAGGCAAGGTTGTTGGTTATAAATCCGACGAGCGGGATAGAGCATATCTCGACCGCCAGTGGCTCGATGCGTCAAAGGGCGAAAACAGTAACGCTAATATCATACAGGAGCGTATGGAGCAGCGTCGTAAAGAGCTATTGGAGCATGATTACACCAAAGTGGTGCAGGAAAACTCTTTTCTCGGTTTGATAAAATCTCGCTTTGCAGACGTATCTCTTGAGTCGCTTCAGAAAGATAAAAATGATGTGATTAAGGTTCTAGAAAAGGCAAGAACGCAGATGGCTGATCTCTTTGCTACTGAAGGAAAGAAAGATAAATTGCTGAAATTCCTCTTTGGCAAAGATTACGAGAATACACCTTCCGTCTTTCTTGCGCTTCTCAGCGATACAGAGGAGAATGTAAAGCTATTTTATCAGAAGCTCATCCAGTATTCCGATGAATATACCGAGGCTGAGAAAAAGCATTACGATGAAGCTAAGAAGATTTCTGATTTCTTGTGGAAACGTAACCAGCGCAATCTTGCCAACCAGGAAACCCTGCGCAAGATGCAGCAGGAAAGCAGTCTCTTCGGCAAGCGAACCAATATGTGGTCGAACCTCGGTCTTGGTAATCTTACCGCTGACCCAGAGGTGGAGCTGATGAAGATGAAGATGCAGATGGCAGAGGATTACTATGCCTTTGTATTCAAGAACTCAAAGAACAAGCAACTCCTCGATGAAGCTGATAAGGCTCGTCAGGAGGCAGAACTTGCCTATGTCAACCAGATGGCAACGGCGATGAAGAACCGCCTCTCTCAGATGCAGCAGCTCGTGCAGCCTATCGAGACCTTCGGTGCGGAAGTAGGCAAGGCATTTGCCGAAATGCGCAACGATGTAAGCAGCGCACAGGAAGCTATCAAGAACGCCCTGAAGTCTATGCTCGAATCGTGGGCTAATATGGCACTCAACGACGTGAATACGCAGATGTGGAAGGCCATCAATGATGCAGGTGCCAAGCGAGGTAAGAAAAAAGCGCAGCCTGGTATTGATGCAGCAAGAGCCAACGCTGATGCCAATGCTGTTAAGGAAGATTTCTCAAATCTCGGCACGAAGGCGAATCCGATGTATGTGCGACTAGTAGATGAGGGTGCAGCTTATCTTACCCAGCAGCCGCAGTCTAACTTCGAGAATCTGCCTCCTCAGCAGCCGGCTCTCGGTTGGAATCCTGATGGTTCGCCTATCAATCCTAACAGTCCGGCTATTGTGCCTCCATACGCGCCCCCTGCAACCCCCGAACAGGCGAATACGCAATCACAGGGCAGTGGCGCGCCTCGTGCATGGGAGCATCACAACAGAGACAATGCTAATGCGTTCTACAATGATGCCGCCACGCAAACGGGTACAGCAGCAGCCGATGCTATCGCTGGTGGCAGTTCCTTCGCTGATGCCGCAGCTGGCATCACTGGTTCCTTCATCGGCGGTGTGATGAATACCGAGTTTAAGAAGGGTGGTGAATCCAAGGAAGACAAAGAGAAAGCCGAGCAGTTAAAGAAGGAGAAGAAGCACCAGAAGGAGCTGAGTAAAGAGGTAAAGAAAGGTAATAAGGATCGTGAGAAGGTAACTACCCAGGGTGTTCAAAGCATCACGAATGTGACGGATGCCGGAAACAAGGAGCAGACCGAGGGCACAAAGATAGCTTTGAATACAGGCATGGCTATGACGGAAACGGCACTCACTACCAACCTCGCCAATACTCAGGCTAACAATGAGGCAATCACTCAATCGGACGCAGCCCGCATGCAAGCAGGAATGACCTTCTCTATCGCTGGTGCCATCGGTAAGTGTTTCGACTTCCTGGGTCCTATCGCGGGTCCTATTGCAGCCGCAGGTGTGATGGCTACCCTCATGGGCTTACTCCAGTGGGCACTCAACTCAGCTTTCAGCGGCGGTAAGAAGAAGAGCAACACTCCTTCTACCAACACCAAGCTCGTAACCGGTATGCTTACCTACGATAGCGGTAACGTGCAGGATTTGAAGCCATTTGTGGCTGATAATGGCGAGGTATATTGGGCAAAGGAGGATGATGGCAAGCAGATGCAGGGCGTGAAGATGCTCACGACACCTACCGCTACCTCTGTGAACGGCCAGCCGTCTCTTGTAGCCGAGAGAGGACCGGAAATCGTGATTGGCCGTGAAACCACTCATGCCATGATGATGAATAACCCTGGCTTGCTGAAAGCACTCGTCAACTACGACCGCAACTATTCCGGAAGAAACTCAGCAAGAAGGGCATTTGATAATGGCAACGTGGGTGATGTTCTTGCAGCAGGCACGCAAGCAGGCAATGGTAATCTTTCGTCTGGCGCGTCAGCGGCAGGCGACCTGATTGCAGCCAGCGCAGCAAGCAATGCGGCGCTCCTGCAAGCTGTGAATGCGCTCATTCAGCGTTTGAACGAGCCTATCAACGCCAAGATTAATATGTACGGTCGTGACGGACTGCACGATAGCCTGAATAAGGCTAATCAGTTTATGGAGAATAAATAGAAGAAAGGTTTTTTGTTGATTATTTATATAGTTGTTAGTTTTTAAGTTTATTATTATTTTTCTCTGTGAGGCTGTTTCGCTGTGAAGCGAGGCAGCCTTCTTTTTAGTGTTGAATGTTGAGTGTTGAATGTTGAATTAGGCTATCGCCTTTGGGTCTCCGCCTCCAGCGAATTTTTCGCTGGTCCCATTTTGTAATAAGGCTAATATTTTTCCGTACCAATGTTAACCCTTTGATTTAGTGGGCTTTTTGGTCGCAAAAGCATAGTTTGGTCTCATTTTTCGCCGGAATTACTACCTATATATAAAATTTTCCGTGTATTTTTTCTTTTCCCTAAAAACAAAATCCCCTAACCCCAAACTGGAAGTTAGTAGCATTAACGGCTATGCCGTAAACTTCAGACAATAAAGTAGTTATAAGGATATAGAGGAGTGGCAACTAGCGAGAAAAATGTGTGATTTTCTACATATATTCTACATATTTCTGAAATATTTTGTATCTCCTGCGTACATCTGTTTATAGAAATTTATATAAAAATGAGACCAAGAAATAGTAAGTTACTGAAAAATAAGCAGATAGCAAAAAATCAGTGTGGGCAAGCAGTGTGACAATGGTGTGACAGCAGGGGGACAAAATACGCCGTTTTAGCAATTAGGGGACTTTAACATTTTTGCTAATAAAATTAAAATGAGACCAGAATCGGCAAAATGGGACCAGATTTCGCTTCCTGGTCCCATTTTTGAAAAAACACCCTTTGCGTCTCCGTTCCCAGCGATTCCATCGCTGGTTCCCCCTCTTAAACCTATATTAAATGTTAAAAATATAACTTATTTCAAATATAATATAGCTAACATATACTTTTTTCGATTTATTTTTGTATCTTTGCAGCGAAAATTGAATATAATAATATATGTAAGGTATGTTTGAAGAGATATGTTCCATCTACAAGTCTGCTACGGATGCCCACGGTGACTTCATCGATATGGAGACTGGCGAGTGCATCACGCAGATGTCTATCCGTGAGTTCTGTCTTACGGACAGATGGAAGCCGTATGTAGAGAAGCTGAGAGCCATGCGACAGCAGTTTGGAAGCAAAGCAAAGAAGATGCCGGAATATATCGAAACAAAGAAGATGCTTCCTGGTGCTACACTGAGCGGTCTCTTCAGTCTTTATGAAGACGATAGTTTGACCCACCCAGGCCAGCGTGTGATGGTTTCACGCCGTGAAACACATCTTTATCAGCATACCGGATGGCTCGCTATCGACATCGACCTTCAGGACAACCAGCAGCTTACCAGCTTTGAGAATATCCGCATGGTGGCTCGCTTCCGTCCAGAGATAGGTTTGCTGATGCGTTCCTGTTCGGGTACAGGATATTTCGGACTGGTTCGCCTGGCTTATCCCGACAGGCATAAGGAGCAGTTCAAGGCTATCCTCAAGGAATATGCCGCCCTGGGCATTGTGCTCGACAAGCAATGTGGCAATATCGGTCGTGTGCGTTTCGCCTCATGGGATGATGCCGACCATATATATATTAATAACAATGTGCAGCCTTATCAAGGCTTGCAGATGGACGAACCGCAGGTGATACCGCAGGCACGACCGATGTATCGGCAACCGCAGAGTAACGCCTCCAGCGCTTACGGCGGTAGCGACAACTCAGCCTTCTGGAATGATCCTCGCACGCAAGACCGCATCATCGAACTCATCGTAAAAGCCCTAGTGAGCCGAAACATCAACATCACGGAAAGCTATGATGAGTGGACAAAGGCAGGTTGGGCATTGAAGGCGCACCCTTATGGCGAACGTCTGTTTCACGAGCTTTCGGCATGCAGCCGTAAGTACAACGCTGCCCAGGCTTCACAGAAGTGGCGGCAGTTAGGCAGCAGCCATACCGTGAGCTATCATTACCTCATCCACGCCTTCAAGGTGAATTTGGGCGAAGGAGAATATCACTCTATTCTGCAGCAAGTTTACCGCGAGCGGAATGTTTAATGCACTGAACACTCAACATTGACAAAAAGTTTTTTTATACATTTAAAGATATAAGATTATGGCAAAGAGAAAAGTAGAAATCCCCAAGGGGGCATGGCTCGACAAGAAAGGTCAGCGATGGATGAAAGTAGCAATCGATGTGATGATAGGGGGTGGTAAATTCCTCCGTCAAATCACGATGACGTTCCCGGTGAACTTTGAAATTGCATTGGGAAAATACATGGTAGATATGGGCGATATGGACGATTTCAGAGACAGAGTAAATCAGCAATATCCTTCGCTGGAACGCCTGAGAAACCTCACGTTTTTCCCTATGGGAAATAAGATTTTGAGAGGATGAAATAAATTTATAAAACGATTCAGCAGACCCCTGAAAGTTAAAATTTATACTTTTTGTAAGTAGCTGATAATAAAGGCTTTACACTTTTGCAAAATTTTGCGAGAGTCTTACGAGAGTCTTATGGATGTTTTGGGAATGTTTTGCGATTGTTTCGGTGTTGTTCGTTTATCCCTCTATTTATATATAAAAAACTTTACAAAATAAAAGATATGAAACAGAAGATTATTGCAATTATGGGTCCATCTGGAGCAGGCAAGGACACGGTGGCAAATATCCTTTCCATCGCCCTAAACATCCCCTTGCTTTGTTCCTTCACCACCCGTCCCATGAGGGATGGCGAGGTAAATGGTAGAGAGCACTTTTTCGTGAAGGAGTGCAAGACTCCCAAGGAGGATATGCTTGCCTACACCGAATATGGTGGTTACGAGTATTGGACGGAACTCGCCCAGATAGAAGATACTGCCATCTACGTGATTGATGAAAGAGGATTTCTGAGCATCTGTGAGCATTTTCCGGATATTGAACTGGTGAGTATTTATGTGGCTGCCAAGCCAGAAACGCTGAAGGCTCGCGGTATCGCTCCTGAAAGAACCAACCGTGATGAATATCGTGTATCGCTGGATATTAACTCCTTCGATTATATCATCAGCAATAATTCATCACTCTATCGCTTGCTGACTACTACGCTGAATTTAGTAAGGTGCATCAAAACTGACAATGGAGAAGTGCCGAAGTATGCAGCAGAGATAGAAGAGAAACTGAAAAAGGGAGGAATGATAGCTGAAAACGCTATCCGCTTTTTCAGTTCCTTCTTTTAAAAGAAACCATCTGTTTTTTGATATATAAACATCAAATAAGAAACAATATGAAAATGATAATTCCTGGTGTTGAGTGGTGGCCTCAGAAGACCGGCACTCAACAGGTTGCCCGAGTAGGCAGAATCTGCTACAAGAGCAAAGGCAAACAGCCTGACGAGAAACTTTCTGAAGAAAAGAAAGAGGAGTTTCGGGAAGAACAGGCAGTAAAGATGGTTAACCGTTTCTGGGAGAGCGGACATCGCTCTATGCTCCGTCACGGCACCCTCTATTTCTTCGTAAAGAACGATAATAAATTGCCGAGGTCTCTCTGGTCACTCCTCGTTGCTTCACCTTACATCAACTATGCTGTGCAGGAAAAGAAGGTCTGGATTAGCAGCAACATGCAGTTCCTCGGCGAGCATGCCGAAATTCTCGAAATCTTAACCCCATATCAAGTGAAGGAAGATGAGTTTATCGAGAATGCACTGAAGTATGATTGCAAAAAGGCGTTCTATCTCCTCCGCATGACCATGGTTGTTACCACGCAGATCAGTACCAGCCGAGAATTGAACCGCACATCGCCTAATAGCATCAGCGAGCAGAGCACACGCTATGTGGACCTGGAGAAGAAAGGTGGTGTGCAGATTGCCCGTCCGCATTGGTTGCATGAAGGCACCCGATGGCAGAAGTTCCTCTATCTTGCCGGCTGCAAGATTGCCGACTGGCTCTATCGCCGTTTGCTGAAATCGGGCATGAAGCCGCAGGATGCCCGCGGCATTCTTCCTCTCGATACCTATACGGTGGTAGCTTATACCTATACTCTCAAGGAGTGGAAACATATCCTGGACCTCCGCTTCCATGAAAGTACCGGCAAGGCGCATCCTAACGCCAAGGAAATAGGCTATCTGATTCATCGCATCATTACCGAGAGAATGATGGAATATGATAAGGACTTCGAGATTTAAAGGTAAAATCACTACTCACTATCTCTAACGCTCATTATGGTAAATAGAGTATTTTGCCAATTAATGCTTGGCAATAAAAAGCAAAAAATAGCAATGGGAAATAAAAACAAGAAAAAACAACAGCAGCAACACCAGATGGAGGCTATGGCAAGGCGGGATGCTAAAATCCGTCAGCTCCCTACCATCTACACCTTCAACTTCAAAGATGTGCCATCTGAAGTATACGCCAAAACCCTGGAGGCAATCTTTTCTGATCCTCAGTTTGCCGATGCCGTGCGCAACCGCAACGAACTGGTACGTGCTGCCAACCGCATACCGCAGGGCGCACCTCAGATGGCACCCCTCATCAAGGCTATCCAGGAAAAAGATGCAAAGTTGGCCAATGCCATCTATGCCCTGCTTGTGCAGGTAAATCTGCACAGTGAGATAACTTACGATTTCCTCAGTTTCGGCCATCTGTCACGCTACTACGTAGACTACAGTCAGCCGGGTATGCAGGAAAAGGTAGACCGTCTGAACGTCAATCTTGATAAGATTACGTTCCTCTCTGAAATGCTCGAAAACCTGCTTACCCAGGTGAAGGGCGATATGCTGGAAATCTTCAAAGGTGCCAGCGAGTTTCAGCAGTTTGACGGCGTGATGGCAAGCCTCCGTCAGTTGAGCGGTTTCTTCGATTTTGCCCGTAAGAAAGACGAGAAATCGAAAGATTACGCCCTCTACTATGAGTATGCCGACAGCATCAATGCTTATATGAATAAGCGTATGCTGACCTATTCGGCAAAATACCGCAAGCTGCATCCTACCCTTCCTGGTTTCACTCAGGAACAGATGGTAGAGGCCATCAATCTCTTCTTCGGTGAGAAAGATAAGTTCAATGAGAGCTTCATCAGCGCTACCGATAGTGGAGGCAAGTATATCGATGCCGTAAAGCTCTCCTTCAACATCGACGAAGAGCAGACCAAGAAACTCGACAAACTGGTGCCCAAGCCGAAGGAAGGTAACTCTATCCAGAAGTATTGCCTGAACGTTACCGATGCCATCATGCTTTACTATGCCCAGCAGAAAGGCTTCTCGCTGAAGTAATTAATAAACTTGTAAGCATTCCTTACAAGTTGCATACCTAGTGGACTCAAGGGTGCCAGCCTAATTCAACATTCAACACTCAACATTCAACATTCAAAAAAAGTGCCAAATATCTATCTCCGTCTCCCAACCTCCCGCTGCCAGTTTTTCCGGCACCGCGACCCTAAGTTCACCCTGGCCAAGGATGAGCCGGTGGTGTTCAGCAACTACTCACACGAGCAGTTCATCATGCGCAATTCGCTTATCAGCGCCCCTGCGAAAAGCAGCCGTATCGACCTCGGCTGTTTCTCGCAGCAGCAATGGTGCAATATGCTGTCGGGCAAGCACCCTGCAGGAGGCAAGGTAGTGATGCGCCGTGATGCCGGAAGCTGGCTCACCTTTCAGGAGGTGCAGCAGCTCAATGGCCGCCTTACCGACGGCAAGGGGTCACACGATGATTATCTCTGCATCCGCTTGCCCAGCGAGGTAGAAGTTGTCGATACCGTTTATCCGGTAAAGCCTACCTTTACACTAGATACGCACGGCATGAGGGCGCTGGCGGTATCACTCAACAATGATTTCAAGCGCAGTCTGGTAGAATGGGCACTCTCCACCTTCGACTTCTGCACTTCCAAAGGCAGGGTTATCGCCCGTTCCCATAACGCCATGCTGGAGCGTTATTTAATGCGTTACGGCATAGAAGCCAGCGAGGAAGAAAAAGACGTATTGCGCCGCATCATCGGCAGATGGTTCCGCACGGAGCATTGCTTCTTCAAGAGCTATTCCTGCGTGGATATGCAGTATAAAGATAGCCGCGATAAGCCTAACCGCATCGACGAAGTGCAGTGGCTATGATTTTACACATTATATAATAGGTGTTAATTCATGTATAAACAAAAGTTAAATAATAGCTAAATCAAGGAAAAATTATGAAATTACCTGATAGTTGCAGAGAGTTATTTCTGGATGGAGTAACCGATGCTTATTTTTATGCCGTATTGGAAAGCTCCGTTCCTATTCCCTTCAGCATACCGATGATATTGCAGATACCCGGCTGCCACTTTGCCGGCGAAGTACTCCATATTGCCCTCAGCGAAGGCGACAATTACGTCATATCTGATGGCATCACGGCAAAGCAGACTTCTTCAGAGGGCGGCAACGGTACCGTCTTCAAGTTCGAGATTACAGCCAATATTAGTGACGGAAAGGCGAATATACCCGAAATCATCAAAAAAATGCACAGAAAGGACTATTATATAGTCTTGCGTAAGAAGGATGATTCGCTTTTTCTGTGTCATACGCTGCCTGGTACCTTCAGTATCAGTGATTCCGTGACTGCTCAGAAAGATGCTGAGACGCGTAGCATCACGGCAACCTGTCAGGCGATGTCAGAGTTTATTCCGATAACGATAGCTTGATCAATCATAAATTTATAGTACTTAATTATCTTCTAGTTTTAGTAAACATATATTTCATAGTATCGAAATTTTATATTAATTTTAGCCCTGCTGTCCGTGAGGATCGCAGGGTTTTTTGTTTTATCCGCTAGGCTAATTCAACATTCAACACTCAACATTCAACATTTTTTTTGTCCCTATATGCCCATGTATTCCTATTACCTTTGCCGTCAGAAATATTGAAAGGTCTTCTTTTGCTAAATAAGGTAAGGAGATTTGTATTCAGGATAACGATAACATACATTTATTTTTAAAAAATTATTACCCACATGAAAGGTCTATATGAAATTCTGACCGAAAAGAAGTGGATGGTGAACCCCGATTTTGTGCATGGCATTCGCAAATCGATAGAGCAGAACCTAAATACTCATGCCGAGTTTACCAAACCGGAAAAAACTTGCGGTTTTGTAACCGCAGAAGATTCCAAGGGTAATACCTATTATCCGGAGGAATATCAGATTTCTGAGGACGGAAAACTGGTAAAGGGTAACTGGCAGCTCGACTATCCGGATGATGATGAGCGGGCGCAGAACTTCCCGTTCGTTTCGGTTCTCACTGTAGATGGTCCTATCACCCGGAATGGTGGATATTGCTCTTATGGTTCTATCGACCATCGCGATATGATGATGCGTGCAGCTGATCATCCGCTTTGCCGAGGTCATCTTTTTATCATTAATACTCCTGGCGGTTCGGCTTGGGCTAAGAACGATTACGCACTTGCTATCGACTATGCCCACTCCAAGGGTCAGAAGGTCATCGCCCTGGTAGATGGTATGTGTGCCAGTGCAGGTATGTATCTCGCTTCTCTTTGCGATGAGCGATATTACTTAAATCCGAAAGACCAGGTTGGTTGCATCGGCGTGATGGCTGCCTTCTATACTTTGGCTAATGGCTCAAAGGATAAATACACAGATGAGACTTATCACGAGGAGTATGACCCGGAGTCATTCGATAAGAATAAGGCTTATCGTGACATCGCCAACAAGAACAACAGCAAGGAACTCGTAAAAGAGCTTGCTGAACTGGGTGTTGAGTTCAGAGCTGATGTAAAAAAGGCTTGCCCTAACGCAAAAGATGAGCATCTTCATGGAAAGATATTCAATGCTGAAGACGTGAAGGGAATCCTTATGGATGACCAGTCTACCTTTATGGGTTGCGTTCAGCGTTGCTTTGCTCTCTACAACGGCACCGCCGAGCCTATCAACCGAGAGGCTTCTATCCAAAAGCCGGAACCGGAGGATAACCCCCCGGAAAGTCAACATTCAACATTCAACAATCAACATTTATCAAATAACCAAAATCAAATCAATATGGCAAATTATCCAAAGATCAACGCCGCTTGCGGTATGCAGGATGGTCAACAGATTGAGGTAAAGGAGGAAGGCGCATTCATGAATGCACCACTGCTCGATACCCTCGAAGCTCATCTTACATCGCAGGAGCAGGCTGTGGCTGCTGCAAAGCAGAAAGCCACCACAGCAGAGCAGAGTCTTGCTGACCTTCAGGCAAAGCACGACGCACTCGCTGAAACCATCGCCCAGAAGGACGAGGAAATCAAGAACCTGAAAAAGGCAGCGGCTAAAGCCGATGAGGACATCAAGTCCCTCACCGATGCCAAGGCAAAGGCTGATGAGGAGAAGGCAAAGGTAGATGAGGAGCTGAAGACTGCCCAGGCTTCACTCGCTACTGCCCAGCAGACCATCGCCGACAAGGACGCTCAGATCGCTGAGTTGAATGAGAACCCAGGTGAGGAGCCAGCACAGGGTGCAGCACCTCAGAATAACGGTGAGGGCGCAAAGGCTCAGAACCTCCGTGAGTTTGACCCATCGAAGTATAAGACCAATGCCGAGCGCAAGGCAGCTTTCGAGCGTTTTACTCGTGGCGAGGAGTAATCACTCCAGTATCAGGATAACATAACGTATTCAGGTTAAAACATTCTTATTCATTTTTTAATTAGTAATTGAAATTATGGCAACACTTCCTAAAGATTTTATTGGCACTACTGCCTTGCAGCATGTAGCCGAGCAGGTAACTAAGGAAATCCTCATGGGTCCAGGTTACACCGATGCAGAGGAGATGGACCGCTTGAAGATTGACATCATCACTGGTATCCAGTTCAAGCGCACAACTCACATCTTGCTCCGTAAGGGCGGTACCACCCGTCGTAAGGATGTTCACACTAAGGTGAACAGCGAGGCGGGATTTTTGAAAGAACGTACAATCGTCTGCAAGCTTGCTTGGGACCATTATACCGATAACATCGACAAGTACTGTGAAACAGTATTCGGTACAGACGCACAGGGTCAGTACCCTCTCGCAACCGAGGCTGCTACCGCAATTCTCCGTAACTACGCCGACAACCTTACCGCTTGCTTGTGGAATGGCGACATCAGTCTTGATAAGGGTGACGAGAGCACTCCAGCTTCAGAGCAGGCTTTGGCTCTCTACGACGGTTTCCATACCTGTATCAAGCACGACATCGAGGCTGGCATTATCAGCGAGGCTAACGGCAACTTGATTCCTTGTGAGTCAATCGCAGAGCCTTCTGACAACAATGACTCTACTCCATACGATAACTTCCTGGCATGGCACATGAAGTGGGATGCTCGTCTGCGCAAGCAGAACACACTCGTTTACATGAGCGAGCAGACTGCCCAGTACATCGCTGCAGGTTACGCTAACAAGTTCCACGGCAACTTCAAGGTTGACTATGAGGTAGGAGGTAACTTCAAGCTTCCAGGTCTCTCTCGTGTAACCATCTGCCCTATCGCAGACTTCGGTGAGGGCGATCGTATGTACGCTACCATCGAGAAGAACTTCGTTTACGGTGTTGATACACTTAGCAACAAGACTTACGTCGGTGTTAAGGTCGGCACTGACACCGATATGCGTGACGTACAGTTTCAGATTCAGTCAATTCAGGGGGCGTTGGCACCTCGCAATCCGTTCAAATACGCCTTTGCGATGTCAGACGGAAGCCTTGCTACAGCTGAGTACGTAGCTGGTGACTACACCAACTCTAACCTTGTGGTAACAACCGCCATGGAGGATGCTTCTCCTGTTACCGATGGTAAGGTGAAGGTAAACGGTGTAGAGTACACTACCCCAGTAGCCACAACCCCTAACCAGGTTATTACCCTGGAGGCAGAGGACACTACCGATGTATTCTCTCACTGGAGCACTGGCAGCAAGGAGAAGAAGATCCAGTTCGCCGCCACCGGTATGAGCATGGGTATCACCGCCTTCTTCAAGAAGAATTAGCCCCATCTCGCCCCCGTTCCCAGCGATTCCATCGCTGGTCCAACCGGGAAAAGGCAAACCTCTATAAATCCTCGGCGGCGGTCGCCTGACCTGGCGGAATATGGCTTCCGCCGCCTTTTCGTTTAATCATTAAAAAAGATACAATTATGGCAGAAAATGTAACATGCCCAGAGATCAAGGATATTCTCTCCGAGAACGAATGCTTGGAGAACTTCGGTGGTCTCGGCGTAAACCTATATGTCTTTATCAAGAGTGATCTCGCTGCCCCTCTCTCACCAGAGGGAGGTAAGAACACCTATGCAGCGCTGACAGCTGCGTCCTTCAAGAAAGGTAAGGGTCTCTGCAAGTTTGAGTGTCAGGATGGCGGTCAGGGTCACACCTGGGAAAACTTGGGCTTCAGAAAGGGCTTTAAGCAGACTTTGGACTACGTTCTTGAGAGCGTAAGTGCCGATTCTGCGTATGTGGCTCGTGGTATCAATAACAACAAGTGTGGTTACATCATCGAGGATGGTGATAAATCAATCCTCGTTTACGACAAGCTGCACGACTTCAAGTATGACTCCGGTAATATTAAGGGAGACACGGGCAAAAAACCTGAGGATGATCGTACAGTGACACTGAGCGGTTCCCTCAGTCCGACCATGTATGGTCGCTATGAGATTGCCGAACCAGAAGGTGGCTGGGATTCTCTCTGCAACGGTGCAGGCACATCGGGGGAAGTGTAAGTGGAACTGACAAGAGCGATATTAATTCCGCTTCACAGCAGTCATCTAAGCGGAGCAAGCAGGTAGCATCTGTCAATGATGAAACCTCTACGCCCGGCGAAAACGATGAATAATCGCTCCCCCTATCCAATGCGTTTCCATTGGCAATTTACTCTATAAATCAAAGCCTCGGTATTGATCCTTAACAAGATAAGGCAAGATACTGGGGCTTTTCGCATTTAAAACTGCACATATCTTTCATTTCTTAATATCTTATTCCATAATTAGATTTTTTAATGCAAGATGCGTCTCCGCATAGAATATTTTTCTTATTTTTGCAGCATAAAATTTTAATATATATATAGTGTAACTAAAAGAGTAAGAGATTATGGAACTAAGACATTTACGTTCGTTTGTGCATGTGGCAGAGACGCTTTCCTTCAGCATCGCCGCCTCCCGATGCTTTGTCACCCAATCCGCCATCAGTCAGCATATCAAGGCTCTGGAGGATGAACTGGGATGCAAGCTGCTGATACGCACATCGCACAGCATCATGCTCACCGAGAACGGGGAGGCACTTCTGCCACGTGCCAAGGAAATACTGAAGTTGACGGAAGACTGCAAGGAGCATATTAATGCACTCAACAACTGCATGACCGGAGAACTGCGCATCGGTGTCGGTTCCTTTATCGCCCCCTATATCCGTGTGGCTGCACTTATATTCATGGAGCGATACCCTAACGTAAGAGTGAATGCCGAATTTTCCAAGGCAACGAGTCTGAACCGCCTGTTGAGAGACCACATGCTGGATCTCGCTTTTACGATGAACGAAGCCTATACCAACGAGGGTATCGAGAGCCAGCCCTGCATCCCATTCAGCATTTGTGCCATCATGCGAAACACACACACTCTTGCCAGGAAAGATAAGGTAACATACGATGACCTGCTGAAGCACGGCATCATCATGCCCGATGTAGGCGAACGTGTTTTCAACACCTTTCAGCAATACCTGCAGAACGATCTTACCAAATTAAGCGTAAAGTGTATTGTCAGCGACCCAGACGAAGACCTTGCCATCATAGAAGATACTCACCTGGTTACTTTTATGCCGAAGCTGTATCTGAAGAATCACCCTACCCTTATAGCTCGTCCTATCCATGGCATAGGAGAAGAACTGACGAGCAATGCCCACTGGATGAAGGATGTACCTATGAAGCGTTCGGCACAACTCTTCCTCGACATTATCAGGGACGAAGCCATCCCGTATATCAAGGCTTTGGAAGAAACCATGTAGTTTAGTACCAAAGTACATTTGTACTTATGTACTTCTGCACGTTTGTACTTTTTCTTATTCGTCTATTAGTGTTCCTGCTTCATGATTTATCCGCAAGAACATCTAATGAAAATCACTTTTCTGTTTACTTCATTCATGTTACCTTTGCATACGATTCCGATATTGGAAGAATTTAAACACAAAAAACTATGCAGGTAAAAACGAATGATGGCAACTATGATGTTGCCAGCAAGGGATTGGGTAATACCGCCCTTGGACTTGGTATCGCAGGTTTGGCTACCAGTTTGCTGGGTGGCGGTGCATCCTTGTTTAACCTCGGTAGAGGTAACAATGGCATGACTGCCAATCCGAGTGATCCGGATGCACGCTTTGTAACCAAGAGTGAGACCAACCTTATTCAGGAGAACTCTACATTGAAGACGGAACTTGCTATCCAGAAGAGTGAGAACTATACCGACAAGAAGATGGTAGATGTTACTCAGTATCTTGACGGTAAGATTCGTCAGCTCGAAAACAAGGTAGATGCCAATAAGGATGCACAGCAGGCGGTCAACGCAGAGCAGATGGCATACAATGCCGCTGCCAACGCCAACATCGACGTGCTGAAATCGCAGGTAGCTTCACTTTCGAGTGTTACCAAGCTGATGATTCCATCGGGCAATGTTTGTCAGATGGGATGCGGATGCGCTTGTAATCAGTAACCGTATTTTCGGATAAAAGGAAGAAACGATATGGATTACAAGAACTCGCAAATCCTGGCAGCGGTGGTGTCTGAATGGGCACGCCCTGCCATCTCTCAGATAGCGGCTGGCAATCTGATGCACTTGCCTATGCTCCAGTCTCTCCAGGCTACCATCGGCAGCATGGGACTGGTGAGTGGCAACTATTCTCTGCAAGCCGATATAGAACCGATGATTCAGCCTGTGGTTAAAGCGCTTGTCACTCCGATGCTCGCCAAGTATTTCGGGAACATTCCCGAAGAGAGCATTCCGCAGATGGCGCACGATGTGGTAGAGCAGCTTCGCTACAAAGGACCGCTCTCTATCCTGGAGGGTGTTATAACTTTTGACGAGGAAGATCTTGACGAACTCGCCGACCTTCTTCAGAAGAACCTTCCGGTAGAGAAGACCCAGGGCTATCAGGTGAAACATTAATGCGGCGGTGAAGTCGTCGCTCTATTAAAACAGAAAAGACTATGAATAAAAGAACAATTCCAGCCTGCATCATGGCTACGCTTGCAGTAGGTGCAACCGCCACTGCTCCCTATTATGATGTAAATATCACGCAGCAGCTCTGTGCTCCTTCATGCGTGGACGAGACTCCGGTTTTTAATCCTCAGTTCTCTGTAAAGAGTATTGCCAACGTGGGTACTTCGCAATATCTCATAACGATTCACGTAGAGGGTGTTATCAGTTACGTGCCTTGCAACTGCGGCTCCTGCTGCACCCGCTCGCAGGTGGTAAGTCAGGATTTCACCATTCCTGTCTTCTCTGCTACGGCAATCACGAACGTTACCACATCTCTTGGCAGCGTGAAAAATCGTCTTGTCAAGGTAGCCTGCTGCTCCTGCAGCAAGACTTTCGTGTGCGATGCTCCTTTGACACTAACCATCGCATGACTATCCACCAACAAAAGGAAAGGTAAGAGACGATGAAGTATATTCAGTTGATAGATCAGGCTCGCGCTCACGGCGTGGCTACTGAGAAGAAGATGATGGAGGCGATGGAGCAGTTGAGCTGCGACCTCGCCTCCTTAGAGGAAACAAATCCGGAATTGTACTGGTGCATCCTCCGTCACCAGCACGCAGTGTTCTATGATCGTCATTACAGCGAGAAAATGGCCAACCATGATGTCTGCCATCTTGTGTATAGCAAGAAAGGCGAGAATGGCGAATTGGTAGGAAGCGGCGCGCATTGGACCAAATCGCAGATAGTGAATGCCACCAAGGGCATGAAGTTCCGCGAAAAAGTGAACGATTGGGATAAGTATGTTGCTTTCAATGCCATGTACGCTGACCTGTGCAGCGATATGACAGAAGATGAAATCATCAGGGCAGCTTATCTCTTCTATTTCCAGGATGCAGACTGGCAACCCGAAGAAGACGATTGTACTAAGATATGGGACTATATGTCCGCTCACGCTACGATGTAGTTTGTTTTGATATAGGTAATCTGGATTTCGCACTAGCGAGTGCAAGTTTTTAAAGTAAAAAGATTGGGATAACATTTTTTGAAGCCTCTTTGCGCCTGTAAAAGCCGCAGGGAGGCTTTCTTTGTCCCCTCGAATAAAATCGAAACCCCTATCTTTGCCCTCAGAAGAAATAAAAACGATAAAACAGAAAAGATATGGCAAAGATTCAACCTCTTGCAGATTTCATTCTCTCCTTTGAAGGAGGTTACGTAAACCACCCCAATGACAAGGGCGGTCCTACCAACATGGGCGTAACATTGAAAACCTGGCAAACCCAAGGTTACGACAAGAACCATGATGGCCGCATAGACGCAAAGGACGTGAAGCTTATCACAAAAGCCGATGCTATCTCCATCCTTCGCCGTTGCTACTGGAACCGATGGAAAGCCGATGGCATCAAAGACCAGAGCATCGCCAACATCCTGGTAGATTGGGTCTGGAGCAGTGGTACCCCAGGCGTAACCCTCGTGCAAGCTATGCTGGGCGTAAGAGCCGATGGTATCGTAGGCAACAAAACCCTCAATGCGCTCAACAGTCAGACCCCTAAGCAGTTCTTCGACCGCATAAAGACTCGCCGCAAGCAGTATATAGCCGGCATCATCGCCAAGCACCCTAGCCAGCAAGTCTTCGAGGCAGGTTGGCTCCGCAGACTCAATGCTATCAATTACGGCAGTCTCATCGCCAATGGCGGCAAGAAAATAAGTTTTTAACAAATAAATAAAGTAAAAAAAATGGCTTCTTACAATGGAAATGTTGACCTTTTGTCTCTGAATGGAGCAAAGGTCTTAGTAGGTATCGATGAGAAGAATGCAAAGCGTCCTTATGTTTGCATTCCTATCGATGTGAACGAAATTAGAGTAGAGACATCAAAGAATGATGCAAGTAAAACTCAGGCAAAACTGAGAGTTGGCATCTACCCTTTCAATGAGGCGTATAAGAATAAGATTCGCCAGACTGCAGCCGAACGTGGCGACACAAAAGTGAGCGTACCTACCCACGAAATGCACATCTCCTTCTCCAACGAGTACATCAAGGCAGTAGCAAAGAATTTCCCGAAACTCGTAGAACAGGTAAAGGAAGCTAACAAGGATAAAGATCCTGACATCGTAAATCAGGATTTCAATGATGAGAACTCTCATCTCTTTAAGGCAATCCGTGCCCGCATGAATAAGCGTATCGCCAGCCTCTATCAGCCACAGCCTACCGCCCAGCAGCCAACCTACCCACAGCAAGCCTACGGAGCCGCCGGTAACGCTACCGCCTATGTACCGCCAGCAGATGGAGGCAATGATTATTCATCAATGCCAGGTTACGATGATCCTAACAGCGACCTGCCGTTCTAAAGGTAAAAAAGTAAAAAGGTAAAAAGAACTTTACCCCCTTTAGCCTCCGTTCCCAGCGTTTCCAACGCTGGTCCAATAGCACGCCCTGAAAGGGCAGAAGCTCCTAGCCCAGGGCAACACCCTGGGTATATGGAATGTGGTTTATGTCGCCCTGTAAGTGCAAAAGCTTTTTTACCTTTAAAAAATAAGAATATGAAAGAACAAATAAATCTTACAATTCCCAAAGGCTGGAACCAATGCACCCCTTCCCAGCTGGAGCAGATTGCCCTCATCATGCAGGAGCAGATAGCCAAGGCAGACCGCTATCATCCCTTCGATATGCAGAAGGTGAAGATAGCCGTTTTCTTCCTCTTTGCCGGAATAGGCATCAATGCCTATCCCGACCCTCGCGACCCCATCAATGAGCAGCACTACCTGGTAAGCATAGAGCCGCAGAAGAAGAGCATCTTTAAGAAGCTCCTCTCTCTCTGCGCCTCCGTTCCCAGCGATTCTATCGCTGGTCCAAGCAAGGGCACCCATTTCCCCCTCTACCTCTGGCAGCTCAACTATTGGCTCTCTCCGAAAGCCAAGACCAATGATAAGACCTCCCCTGAGTATATCGCTCAGGGCGCAGGTCTTCTCGACTGGCTGGATGCAGATAGCGGCAATTTCCTCACCCTCTTCCCCTATCCGATTATCGGGCAGAAAGCCAAGTGGTATCGTCGTGCCAAAGCCTTCCGTGGTCCGAGTACCGACCTCGATGGCTTTTCCTGGCAGCAATACCGTTTTGCTAGCGATATGATGCAGACCTACACCAAGTTAAGCAATAACCTGGTAAAGATGAAGCAGATGAATAAGTTCACCGAGGAGCAACTTCAGACGCAAGCTCAAAGCGTAGCCAGCGCCAGAAACATGTTCCTAGCCACCATCTTCAACACCACCACCCAGTACGTCGACGCAACAACCGGTATCACGAAATACGATTTTCATTATGAGTCGAAGCAGTTCACCGAGAACGCAAATTATTTCGTCAATTACCCGGAAGCCAACTGGCAGGTTATCCTCTTCTGGTGGAGCGGCATCATGCACACCCTAGCTCATCGTTACCCTCACGTTTTCAAGGTGCAGAAGGTAGATAATAAAAAGCCACAAACTCCGATGGAAATCTACACCGCCACCACCGCCACCATGCAGAAGTATGCCGGCCTAACAGAAGATCAGGTCAACACCCAATCCTACTCCCTAGCTCTCGAACACCTCGAAAGGTTGTCGAAAGAGAATGAGGAAATGGAAAAAATGAGGAGGAATAAATGATAGATATAAAGGCATCTCTACACTTTTTTAAAAGCCTCCGTTCCCAGCGATTCCATCGCTGGCCAGCCTCCCTCTTTGTCCCTCTCAAAACCATAAAAAACCTTAACTTTACACTCAGAAACAAGAGAAAAGCGGGTGTGCGTATATCGCCGCCCTTCTCTCTTTCCATCACATTCAGGATAACATATAAAAAGAAACGCAAAATGGCAAGCAAAAACAGAAACAAAGTAACCACCCTGCAGCAGCTCCAACAGCGTAGTGAGGAACTGAAAGATGCAGGCTATGTAGCCGTTCGCCCGGATGCCTTTACACCGCTTAAAAATGGCGGCGGTAAAGTCTTCTCCTGGAACGACTACGTCCACAGCATGCTCCTTACCACAGCCGGTATGTCGGCAAGCGGTGGCGACGCAGGCGGTTCTGCAGCACGTCAGCAAGTCTCCACTATCTTTGCATCAAGTGGCGGCGAGAACATGGGCAAACCAAAAGGCGTAGGTACCGAAGGCTTAGGCTTTATGGAATGGGGTATAGCCAACCGACTGCCTAACCTTATCTGGATGCTCTCCCGCATGTCGCCTTTTACCGCAGCAGGAGTAGATTACATCAAGAAGATACTGGTAGGTCGCGGTCCCGCAGCCAAGTATCACTACACCCAGTACGTTGGCGGTAACATCACAGAAAAATATATCCCTTACGAGAGCGCAGGAGTCCTGCTCCGAGGTCAGATAGCTGACCTGAAAGCCAAGGAAGAGGCAGCCGCCGAAGCCAAGCGCCAGAACGAGCAGCAGAACCAGAACGGGCAGTCTCAGCAGGAGGAGTCACCGTTCTCTGCGGTTCAATCGCAGGTCTTATCCTCCGATGAAGGGGAAAGCGAGGAGATGAAATCTCTGAAAGAAGCTCTCCGCAAATGGGAAGAAACCAATGCCCAGCTTCGTGATTTTCTGGAAAACAACGACCTGATGCAGACCTTCCTCGACCTGGCAGGAGATATGGCTCTGATGTCACAATGCTTTGTAGAGCTCCAGCTCAATCAGCGTTCCCTCGACGAGAACGGCAAGGCCGTTCCTACTGCACAGTGGACTCCGAAGGTGATCGGTCTGAAGCACCGCAGCATCTTCACTACCCGACTGGAGCGCATGGACGAAAACTACCGCATCAACTATGCCTACGTCAGCAACCAATGGCTCGACCCAACCCAATACGTCGGCGTGCAGAAAGAGGAAGACCGCAAGATAGCTGCTATCCCTTATCTCCCTACCACATCAGCCGTGAAGGATTTGCAGCGCAAGATACGCGAGGCACGTCAGAAGAACGTAAGCCGCAAGAAACGCCCTACCCGCTTCATCATGTCGCCAAGAGATTTCGGCGGCCCCTACTATGCCGATGCCCTTTGGCACTCCATCTTTGCCGGCAGCATCTTCGAGTATGCCTTCACCATCGTAGATGATCGCCTTACCCGAAAGCGCAACAGCAATATCATCGGTAGAGTTATCTATATCCATCAAGACTATATCAGCAGGCTCTATCAGCAGCAGGGCGAGCAGAAAAAGAAGACCCACGGCGAGATTCAGAATGAAATCTTCACCACTATCAATACCTGGCTTTCTAACCCCGATAATGCAGGTCAGGCGCTCATCTCCTCTGCCTTCACGGGCAGCGATGGGAAAGAGCACAAAGCTTGGGAAATCGTAGAAATCGAAACCAAGGCAAATGATCAGGCGAATGCCGACAAAACCGAGTTGCAGGAAATAAGCAGTATTATCTTCTTTGCCATGGGTCTTGATGCAAAGCTCATCGGTAATACCCCTGGCGATACGGCATCATCGGGCGGTACTGACCTGAGAGAGCGTTTCCTGGTCAAGCAGATTCAGTTTGCCCCCTTGCAGCAGTTAATGATACGCCCGCTTGAAGTTTTGAGCCGATTCAACGATTGGGATGAACACCTGGTATGGTGGATAGACCGGGAGGTATTAACTACCCTCGATAACTCGAAGACCGGAGTGGCGAAACAGGAAGCCTCTTAACTCGCCTCCGTTCCCAGCGATTCTATCGCTGGTCCATATATAATAACGTAAAAGCAAAAAGAAAATGATACTCTCATCAAATCAAGAACTCAGGCTCCACCTCCCCAGCAATGCCGTGGACGATGTAGCCAACCTGCAGGGTATGCTCGACAACAGCGAAAAGGACTTCTTGAAGCCTCGCCTGGGAGCATCCCTATACGACCGTCTCTGCAAGCAGTATGCGAGCATAGAACCCTCAGTCTTCTGCGATGCTGTCGGTGATGGTACCTACGTCAACGACCCATGGAGCGAGCTTCTGCTTTATGCCCAGCGCATGATCGTAAACGATGCGATGGCGCAGAACATCGAAAAGCAAGCACTTTCTGTGAATGGCTCCGGCATCAACGTAGCTTCCAGCAACGACTATGCCGTAGCCACCGACAAGCAGATAGCGCAGGGCAAGGAAAGCTATCGCCAGTCGGCTATGACCTCGCTCAATAACCTGCTTTCCCTCTTGGAGGGATGGGCAAAGAACCTGAATACCCCTATGCCTATCGATGCAGCGGGCGATGGTGCAGAAGGTAGTACCCCTTCAGATGGCAGTAACCAGGGTTCCTCATCCGAAGGAACAGATGAAGGACCCGATAGTGACAAAGATGATGCAACCGAAACCGAGAAGAAACGGCATGAAGCGATAGAGGAAATCGTAACCCTTTGGCAGGAGAGCAAGTACTACTACTATCATCGGGATTTGCTTTTCCCTACCTGCGAGTCTTTGCAGCCGTATCTCGATATTTACGGCAACAGAGATAAGTTCGTCCGTCTCATCCCAGATATGCTTTTCATTCAGAGCGAGTATCTGGAAGAAGCTTTTGGCGAAGATTTCATTCCTCGTCTCCTGCAAGCCGATGAGAACGATAAGATGCTGAAGAAGGCACGTCAGCTTGTAGCCGCCTATCTCAAGGAGCGTACATCAGTTATCAACTTTGATAAGTTGACCCGATCCACGGCGCATAACGATGCCATCACCGTAAGGGAAAGCATTCATCGGTTGCTGAAGAAAGAGGAAGCCGAGAAGCAAGCCAAACTCGATGCAGCCAAAGCGGAAAACGCATCAGAAGGCAGCACCCCTTCATCATCGACGAGTAACGCCTCTAGCGCTTCATCATCGAATGACAAGGGCGGCAGCGAAGGTTACGACAACAACCAAAAAGGTTCTCGTATCTTCGTCACTCCTATCCTGTGCTAAGGCTTATTTCCGTTTTAATGTCATATCAAGCGTCTTCAAAACCGCTTAATTTGACGTTTAATCGGGAATTAAGCCAAAAACAGGCAAAAAATATTCTTAATTTTCAAATAAATAACAACAACAAGGATTTATGGAAAATTTATCTTTACAGGAAATCATCAGCATTTTGAAGCCAGCTATCGGCGCAAGAATGCTTACCCAGGAGCAGAAGGATGCCTATGAGCAGGGATTGTCTCTACTGGAAGGTGCAAGTAACGCACGCTCATTTATTGAGAACTCACGTAAGTTTAAAGATTACCATCGCCGTACCCGACAGATGATAGCCTATCTCAACAGCTACAGCAACTCTCAAGCCAACGCTGCATCATCTGCTACCGACAAGCGACGTGTTGGCCGACCTACCAAGCAGGAACAGGCTGAGTATGCCGAACTTCAGAAAAAGAAAGCCCTGGAAGAGGCGAAGCAGTCTCTCTTCCCTAGCCTGAAACCGGACACCACCCTGCAGCCACTCACTTACAACGGTATCGTAGCCAACCCTAACGGCGAAAGTATCGCTGCCACCATGCCCAACCTAATGCAGCTGCGTCCGTTCCTCTCTACTGCCCTTCAGGAGCAGGTGAACACCGTGCGTGACCTCCGTAGCGAAATGGCAAGCAAGGCAGAACAGGCTAAGACCAGGGCTGAAGCCAACGAGAAAGCCATCTCTCAAGGCAAAAGTGCCGTCTACACCGAGGATGAGATTGCCGCTCTCGCCACAAGAGCCGTAGAAATCGAAAGCGATATTCTTCCGGAAATCTTCAAGGCAGTAGATAGAGAGATGGGCGAATGCTATCTGCGACTGAGCGAGAAGACCGGAGACCCTGAGTATATCGCCTACGTAAAGAAAACCTTTACCGTGGACCCTCAGACCCTCCGTACCCAGTTTAAGCCATTCTATGAGAAGGCACAATCCCGCGACCCTCGTTTTGCCGAGCAGGTAGCCGAGAAAATTGCCAACGACCGTCCGGAAGTAAAGGCAGCACGCGATGCAGCCGCCAAGCACAAAGCAGAAGCCGATGCTCTCATCAAGTATATCCTTCGTAAGGATAAGCCATCTACCCAGACGAGAGTGAAAGGTATCAAGGAGCGCATAGACAAACTTCGCCAGGATTTCTCTGACATCGTGACCGAAGAGGAGCTTTCCGGCTATGAAGCTATTCTCACCAAAACTATAGAAGAAGCCAAAGAGGATCCCGAAGCATAATCCCCCTCTCGCCCCCGTTCCCAGCGATTCCATCGCTGGGTTCTTTTTTATGTCCCCCCTAATAATAAAAAACCTCCTATCTTTGCCCTATAAACAAAGAAGAAAAGCAATATGGCAAAGAATAAAGAAACCCCAGAACAGCGCACGCAGCGTTTCAAGACCCTTTGCGTCCATATCCTCGCCCAGAGCGGCAACTGCCAGGAATCACAGCATGCTTTCAAAAGCACACAGAGCATTCCGGATATGTGCGAGGCATGGCGTAAATACTGGCATGGCTTAATCACCGAGGTACCGCAGCAGGTAATCGATGCCTTCAAAGCCGTATATCCGGAGTTTAAGTCAGATATTAACAAGGGCGGTATTTTCTATAATGAAGATTCGCCCACCGGTACCGTCCTCGTAGGCGATACAGACGAGGAAATCCACCTCTACTCCTCCCGAAAGATATACGTCTTAGGCAAGGCACACGTTATCCTCCATAATGCGGCTACCGCCCTCGTAATGAATGAAGGCTGCAAAGTAGAGCTATTGGATGGCAGCAAGGCTACCATCAAGGCAGGTTACGGTATCGCCAGGAACTATGCCCACCTGGTAACTGGCAGCGAGGCAGAAAGCTACGACCAGAGTGTAGTCTTTATCACCGATGGCACCCTTCACGACCATGGGCACCAGAAAATCAATGCCTTTGGTACGGCAACCATCGATACCTTCACTAATCGACTCATAGATTTGTACGATAACGCAAAAATTGAAATCAGAAAATGAACTCACATCTTACTATATTGATAAACGACAAGCCGGTAGCGCTCCCCGATGATTTCTCTATAGATATAGAGGACCAGAACCCCGTGTTCAATGATACGGAAATGTTCTCCTATCCTTTTTCTATTCCGCTGGACGGCAATCGATGGCTGGTAAAGAATATAGAAGACGTGCATGCAGCGGTAAAAGCCGTAAACATAGAGCATCTGCCTACCCGCATTCATGCCGACGGACTGCCATTCCGCAGCGGTACCTTGGTCATGCAGGATGACGAGGAGATAACCGATTCACTCAGCATGAATATCGATGCCAGCACCCAGAGTTTCAGCGAGCTTATCAGCGACCTGCAGTGTCGTGATGTTCCGGTCAAGGACCAGATTATCATCGGTGAAAAAATCGGCAATGTGAGGGTGGATATAGAGAGCGACCCTGTGGTAAAGGTAAACGTTTTTGTTACCGGAGGTAAGCATAAGGATGATAAGACGGAAAACCACGAAATCAGAGCCGCCCACGTAAGCGTAAGCAAGGTTCTCGAACCGCAAGCACTCGGTTTCTCTTATCCTGCCAGTTGTAAGGAATATACAAGCACATCTACCCAGCATTATAAAGGTGATGCGTATAAGCTCTCAGAGCGTTCCTATCCGCAGAACCATACAGTAAATGAGCCTACCATCGCAAATAACGGTAACTATATAAACACCGCTGCTGCCTATGGCGAAACCGATGGCGCGGGCAGGGCAGCCGCTTACTGCAACGCCCGTATCTGTTACAAACATCATGGTCTTGATGATGACAAGAAGACGGCGAGCGGTGTTATTAGTACGAAAGACTGTACCTGGACGAACGAAGACCTTTACCCTTATTGGGTATTGGATGCCAAACGTCCGCAATCGGGTATCTGCTTCTATGTGCTTTATTTCCTCGATTGCCTCTTTGACTATCTGGGTGTAACTTTCGATAAGCGAGCCTTAATGCAGATAGAGGATTTGAAGCATCTTTGTTTCTTCACGACCGTATGCAGCTACGATACCGTCAGCTACCAGTATGACGATGACGATCCTACAGGCGCAAAACAACCTAATCTTCACCCACACCATGGCACTTATTATCGAAAAAACGATGCCGACGTAATCGCCAAGAAGAAGAAAGCTGGTGAAATCAAGACGGGTTATTTCCAAAGCCAGGAGCATATCAATTCATGGCTCGAAAGCCGCGGTTGCGGTGGAAAGATAAACATCGTAAAGGCAGAAAATAAGGACGTGCAGGAATTAACACTCCACACACCTGAAGGCACCACCGAGCATATACAGGTTGGTGAGGTTCGTGATGATGGCGGCAAAGTTACCGGTATTAGCATCGAGGCAAAAATCAGCAAGTTCAATGTTCAGGCAAACGTGCTCAATATGGTAGCCAACAGCGGCAATTTCCCTGATGAGAGTGTAAGCACCGTAATCTCATCTCTTGAAAGCGCCTTCGGTATCAAGTTCTCGTATGATTATGAACAGAAGAAGGTAACAGCTTACCTTACTCGTGATGTACTGCGCAAGAGTGGCAACGAGGCAAGAACGTTTCATGCCAATATCCACTCCATGGTCCCGATGACCGAGAAGATTACCGGTGTGCGTATGCGCTATTCGGCAGAGAGTGATGCAAAAGATCAGCGGCAGAATGTACTCGATAGCCGCAGAAACAAGAACATGGGTTATTCTACCGATTATGATTACATCGATTACCCTGCGCCTGATAGTGGCGATAACTCCACCGTCTATAATCTCGACTACATCGATTTCTTCCATAATCTGAGTAGTGGAGATAAGCATTGTTATATCGACCGCAAGACGGGCAATGCTTATCGCGTAAAGGTGAATAGTGATGCAACCACGACAGCCGACTTGAAACCGGTACTCTTTGAGGTAGGTCAGTTTAAGGGTGTAGAATATGGAGATTGCAGCGATGAGAACGAAGATTTCATTCACGATATTTCGGTAGATTTTACTCCTGTTCCGTTCAATGATGTGAACTATTTCAAGGAGATAGAAGCTGCCTATGGCTCTCACGAGGCAATCGACTCCTACAACGGAAAGAAATATGGTGTAACCATCGCCGATAGTCAGCCTATCCTCTGTGCTTATGTAGATGAAGATATGGAGCATGAGTTTGTGGAGCAGATTATCAATCAGACTATCTCTACTGCTTTCTGTGATTTCTACATGCAGCAGACACTATCACTCGTAGAAAGCTACGACCCGTCGAGCACCGATGATGGCAACTCTCCGTTGCAGGATGATTCACGCTGGGGATATGCGGTTGCTTTGATGCGAGGCGGTGGTAGCGATGCTACCCGCCAGTCTTACGATTATAATTACGACCACTTCGGAACGTCCAAATGGCGTACCGTATCTGGTAAGTATGCCCTGGCATGCGATTCACTGGATATGATGGGCAATGAATTTGACTATAATGGTATTCAGGAAGGAACGGGCGAAGGTGAAAAATTCTCGCTCAAGATACGTGCTTTCAAGGAACCATCGTGGTTAAGTGATCCGAAGTATCAAAATGTAGTACTTTGTGATAAAGATGAAGTTAAGAATGGTAAGGTCGTTAAGAAGGTCCGCTCCCGTGGCATCTTTGATACCTTTGTCCTCCCCTACGCTTACTTCCTCTTAAACAGAAAGAAGTTTATGGTGAGATGTACCACTACCGTAGCGCAAGTGGCCGATATACCGAACCACTGGCAGGAATGGTGGAACATAGGCGGTATGAGATGCCTCATAGACAAGGTGAATACCACCATCGATGCCAAGACGGGAATGGGCGAGGTTGAGTTAACGGTGTACGCCCTGTAAGGGCAAAAGCTTTTAAATAGAAAATATGTTTTATAACATAAAAAGAATAGTAAAATGGATAAAAAGATATTGATTACCGGAACCGGTATTATTTCTGCCATGGGTAGAAATACAAGAGAAGTTGCCATGAACCTCTACAAGGGAAAATGCGGATTGCATCACGACGAATGCCGCGATAAATACAATTCCGATTTATCTGGCAATGTGCCTAGTTGGAAAGCAGAGTGTCTGGATATACTTACCCATGCGCAATACGAATGTATGCCTGCACATGGTTTTTATGTGCTCGATGCGGTATTCGAGGCGCTGAAGAAAGCAAAGGTCAGTAAGGAGTTTCTTGAAAACCATAATGTTTCACTTGTCGTAAGTAACGACTCAGAATGTTATGAAAGCAAAGTTGTGGTCTCTCACGTAAAAAAGAACATTTCTAATCGTAGGCTTCCGGTAACAACCCTGTTCCGTTCACTTAATTCCACCATCAGCATGAACCTGGCATCCATCCTTCATATTCATGGTTTATCGCTTACCGTAAGCGCAGCCTGTGCAGGAGGTGGCCACGCCATCGGACTGGCAAAAATGTTGCTCGATAGCAAACAGACTGAAATGGTAATTGTGATTGGTGCGCAGGAAACAACAAGTAATTATTGTATGGAGGCTTTCGATGCCCTCGGTGTCTTCTCACCCGATAAGGTGCAGCCGTTTGGCAAGAATAGAAACGGATTGGCACCATCTGGTGGCGCTGCCTGCATCATCCTCGAATCATCGGATAGTCTTCGATTGAAAGAAGAGAAGGTGCCTTCCTTCGCTTCCCTTTCCGGTTATGGTTTTTCATCAAACGGCAAATCCATCACGACCCCTGATAGCTATCAGGAAGAAGTGTCGATGCTGAAAGCTATCGAGAACGCAGGTTTGGACGAAGGTATGATAGACGTAGTTCTTGCTCATGCTACCGGCACACCGATGGGCGATGAAGCCGAGGCAAAGGCAATAGAGAGAATTTTCCCTATCTGTCCGAACGTAGTAGCTACAAAAGGTATGACGGGTCACGAGTGTTGGATGGCAGGCGTATCACAAGCTGTGCAAGCCGTAATCATGTTCACTTATGGCCGTCTGTTCCATGCAGCCACTACCGAGGAGAACGCCTTCCCGAAATTGAACCTGGTGATGCGCCCTAAGTATTATTCCCCTCATCATATCCTCTGTAATGCCTTTGGCTTTGGAGGTACCAATTCATCCTTTATTATCTCAAAAGCATAGTTATGAAAAAAGAAGAAATAACATCTCGCATTATTACCATCGTGAACAGCGTGAAAACTGAATGGGTAAAACACGAGGTAACAGAGCACTCTAATCTCCGTGACGAGGTAGAACTGGAGTCTATTGATTTCCTCGATATGATCCAGCAGGTGGAAATGATGTTCCATATCAAGATTACCCCGGAAGAAGCAAAAGACTGCAAGTTCGTTTCTGATGTAATTGCGCTCACCGAGCAGAAAGTCAACATTCAACATTCAACACTCAACACTAAATAACTATGGCACAGAAAATCAATCTCACATCGGGTTCTGTCTTTGCTGGAAACCCGATAACCTTTACTATCACCCCTTCCGTGGCTACGAACCCATCTTTCCATCGGGTTATTGTAGAAGTGCATTTCGATGATGGTACGGGCAGTTACGAAACCAATAAGCTAACGATCCCCGTTACTACCGAGGAAAGAGATGTATCGCTCGATATATCCTCTGCTCTCCGCATTACGCTGGATAGCTATAAGTATACTGCTACTCCATCTACCTATCCGATAGTAAGCTGGTATATCAAAGCCTACGATGAGTATATGGATAACAACGGCGAGGGGCATACCGGTGTAGGCGAGGTCTATTATCCAGCTGATGGCTCGAAGAATAAAGGTGAAACCAACCTTCGCTGCATAGCCGGAGCCTTCAGCGATATAGAACGATTGAAATCGGACGTAACGAAGGCTGTCACCCTTCTCTCCTGCAAACCGACTGATACCCACGAAATAGCCGTTGTAGGCGAGAGCTTTGTTTATCCTGTCTCCTATAGCGCAGGGCAGAACTTAGCTACCAGCAGCTCACTGACCGCCCCTGTATCTAGGGGGCAGGAAATCACGAAGGAAGGTGCGCAGAGCATTCAGGGGCACCCTATCTATGCTCTACCGTCCTCTGAAGCTGAAGACCGTACCACCTTCCGTTTCATTAACCGCTTCGGTTGTCTAGAGAGTATCAGCGTGCCGAAATCCTACTCTCAGAAGATGAATGTCGAGAGCACGCAATATACGAAAGCTATTCAGGAAACCTTCAATCAGTTCTCCCGTGCCGCTATCAAGAAGCAGAATGATTGTGAAAGCTGGCTCTATCAGAGCGACCCGCTTACCAAGGCATGGCAGCAGTGGTATCTCCATGAGTTCCTGATGTCTGAGCACGTATGGCTGAAAGCCAATGATGCCTGGCTTCCTTGTACCATCAATCTTGAAGATGAGATAACCATCAAGGACGAAACCAACAAAAATATGTATTCCGTTTCCTTTACTGCCAAGCTCGGTATCAATGGCAACCCGCTTATTTAGTGTTGAATGCTTTTATTAATGTTGAGTGTTGAATGTTGAATGTTGAATTAGGCTAGCGCCGTTGAGTCTGTTAGGCTAATTCAACATTTTACAATCCCATTCAACATATTTTGTCCCCCCTAAAAAAGCGAAAACCTTTATCTTTGCCTTATAAATAAATAAAAATCCAAACAAAAAAATGGCAACAGAAGCAAAAAATACAAATTATTGGATCTCGAGCACTGCGCTCTATATCCAGCTAAATTCGATGGGAGAGCCTGACTACATCCAGTGTAGTGTAGTATCGGGCGCTTCGGTCCTCTGCTATATGAGCGATGTGCCCGGCTTGGGCTATGATGCCGGCCACAATTATCAGCGTTGGACGCTTGCTGCCTACCCTTCTATCTTCCCCGATAGCGCACGGAAGTATGTGTATATCGCCATTCCACGACAGTCTACCACCGATAATAACCAGGCTACCGTCGTGTTCCCTGGTCAGAAGATAGATATATACGGTAAGACTATTCCATCTTCTGGAACTGAAGGTGTGCAGATAGGTAACGAGGCTTATTACTATATCTTTACAGGCGGTATCATATCTGCTGTAAAGACCGATGCCGACAATACCAGAAAGCGAGAATGGGAACAGCATTTTGAATGCGGCAAATTGGCTACCGACGAGGCAATAGCCAGCGGTGGTGAAGGCGCATGGTGGCGGTATAATTCCGTATCAGATACCATCACCTTCCTCAAGGAGATTCTGAATGCAACCTTTAATGAATTGTCGGCAAAGGTAGCTCGCGTAACCAGTCTTTTCTTAGGTGGGCATGAACTGAAGGGCGTTGCTGACAGTAACGGCACCCTGGAAACAAGCAATGATACCGTCGTTACCCCTCAGTATCTCGGTCTGTTTGGTGTGAAGCATTTCCTTGCCAAGGATAAGGATGATACGGCCCATGGCACTATCACTTGGGAAAAGGTGCAGAAGTTCTTTAGTGGGTTGCATGTCGGTAACTCCAACAATGAGAACGGAGGCTCGTGGACTCCAGATGCAGAAGGTCGTTCGCACCTCATCACAGATTACTTGGAGGTAAGAATGAAGGCTATCTTCGAGGAGCTGGTTATCAATAAAACATCCACCATCGGCGGTAAGGAGATAATCTCTCCTGCTGGCGGCGTGGTGGCTCATAAGGTAGAAGAGGTTACTGTGACATATAATAATGTGTCACAGAAGGCTTATCGTTGCTATTTCTTAGCAGAGCAGGATGGTGATGAGGTAGATAACGACTTCGCGGTTAACGACCAAGTGCGCTCGGAATCATTCAACGTCCGAAAGGGCACTTATCATAAGGATGGCAATCACTTCTATTGGCGATTGGTAATCGGTCGTGATGAAGACCCTGTAGAGCTGGAAGGAAAGAAGTATCATTATATCGACCTCTCCGATACCGATTGCGCTACAGCTAGCGACGTACCTGCTAAAGGTGATGTGCTCAACCAGTGCGGTAACAGAACCGATGTAGAACGTCAGAACTGCCTTATCTTCTCGGCGGTAGATACCTATTCGCCTAGTGTTACTCTCTATCACGGAGTGAATGGTTATACTTTCAATAACAAGGAATATGTTGACTATGGTGTGAACCATTCTACAGGCAAGGCTTTCTTCCACGTCTACGGAGATATGTACTTCGGAGACAGACCTACTAGTGCCAATAATTACGAGGGTGATTCCTACGTCAAGTATGATAGCGACAAGAAGAAAGTAACCATCAAGGGAGACTTGGATATTAAGTCCACCTACGATGGAAAGACCTTGGATAAGTACATCACCGAGAAGAGCTTGGATAAGAATGCCGTTGAGACCATTATCAAGAAATCGGAGACGATTACCGACCTTCAAAACCAGATAGACGGAGCTATTGAGACTTGGTTCTATGACGGCGTTCCTACACTCAAGACCGAACCTGCTAGCGGATGGGACACGGACATGATGAAAAACCATCTCGGGGATTTGTATTATGACAACAAGACGGGCAAGGCATACCGCTTTGCCAAGGATGGCTCTACCTATAAGTGGATTATCATCACAGACACGGAACTGACCAAGGCAATCGAAGATTCAAGCCAAGCACTCAAAGATGCAAAATCAAAGAGACGTATCTTCGGCTCTCAGCCAGTTCCACCATACGACGTGAATGATATGTGGGTCAATGCCACTTATCCTTCTGACGGCAGTACCTACAAGAATGAAATATTGAAGTGTTCCACCTCCAAGGCAGAAGGTGAAGAGTTTGATATTGCCGATTGGAAATTGGCTAGCAAGTATACCGATGACACGAAGGCAGAGGAAGCAAAGAAAGCTGCTGAGAAGGCGCAAGCAGAGATTAAGAACACGCAAACTAATTTGATTACCCTCGGAACGACCGTATCTAACAATAAGAAGGCTTTCGATGTTTTTACCTCTGATGGCTATTTGGATAGCTCGGAGATTGCGGCTATTGCCCAGGATAGCAAGCGTTTGGAGGACGATTATAATGCAGCCGTTGAGTCGTATAATAATGTTGTTGGCTCTAAGTTCTTGTTGGATAAGGATGGTAAAGAAACGACCTATAAAACGGATTTGGTTTCAGCTAAGGCTACACTCGATAGCGCAAAAAATGAACTCATTACCTATCTTTCTGACATCGTAAGCAGATACAACGCTTCTGATTCAAATGGAAAGGCTACCATCAAGGCGGCTGCGGCTCAGAAGTATACCAACTTCACGAATGCTTATAAGGCTTTCTACGACAAGCTGGGTGTGGCGAACAACTATATCACGTCTAATCTGTTTGATGGTCTCAATACTAAGCTCATCACCAATATGGCAGGTCTTGAATACATCAAGGCTGCTCTTGTTGATGGAGACACAGTAGTCAAGGGTGGTCTTATCCTCTCTACATTGATAGCCTTACGTAACGATAAGGGAAATGTTACCGCAGGTATCAATGGAGCGGACACGAAGGAGAATGGCATCGCCCTTTGGTTAGGTGGAAAGGCTATCGACAAGCAAGCCTCCACGACAACAGAGGAAGAGAAGAAAATTGCTGCCAAGTCCCTCCTACGCTTTGACGGAACTGGCTATTTCGCAAATGGAAACCTTTGGTGGGACGCAGACGGTATTTTGCACGCAGACCCGACATCTTTCATTATCAACAAGAATAATGTTGGTGTACAGCTCGCTCTCTTTGCTCCTGTATGGAAGAGCGGAACGACCGACACAACAAAGCTGGCAAACGTCTTGTCTATCGACCCACAGAAGCCTTTCACTCATCTTGACGTATCGGGAAATATAACAACGGAGGGCTCGCTTAGGATAGGCGGCATCTACCTCTCTTGGGATAGTGAGAACAATGCTCTCAGACTCTCAAAGGACGCAGCAGGAAAGGAAGCCGCAAACTTCTATGCTCTTGGTGGTATTACCGCATACGGAAAAGGTGCAGGTACTTCTGGTGGTGGCGGCTTGATTGCAAGCGTAATCAGCTATGCGAGAATCATAGAGGGAAACTATACGGATGCGGACTTGACTAGTATTCCGAATGCCTATGCTATAAAGGCTCTCAGCAGCCGAATTGACAATATAGCATCAGAGCTTGGCGGTCTGAGCCTTTCTTGGAATAACATCACGGGTAAACCATCAACATTCACACCTAGTGCGCATACCCATAAGTGGACAGAAATCACTGACCGCATCACGAAGGTAAGCCAGCTTACCAATGATAAAGGGTATCTGACTGCTCATCAGTCTCTCGCAAGCTATTATACCAAAGCGGAGATTGATGCAAAGGGCTATACCACGAACAAGGGTACTGTTACATCTGTTGGTCTTACTTTACCTACAGGTTTGACTTGTGCAACTAAGACTATCACAACAAGCGGTACGTTTGCCATCAGTCTTGCTTCGGGTTACTCTATTCCTACTACTGCAAAGCAGACTGCTTGGGATGGTGCGGTATCAGCAAAGCATACTCATAGCAATAAGTCTGTACTGGACGGCATTACATCAACGAAGGTAACTTGTTGGGATAGTGCCTATGACTGGTACGCCCTTATAACTACTGACGAGGAGACTGCGGACGGCGTTATCAATAAGTGGAACGAGGTGGTGAGCTTCCTCGCCAATATTGCGCAGACAGACACTTTAAGTGGTATCGTTGATGGAATCAATAAGTCTATATCTGACGAGGTAACAAGAGCGAAAAAGGCAGAAGGGGTGAACGCTTCGGGCATATCCACCAACAAGACGAGTATCACCACCTTGCAGGGCTACTTTACAAGCGGTTCTGCGAAAAAGGCTCTCCAGCTCACGAATACTCGCAAGCTTTGGGGTAACTCGTTTAACGGTACTGCCGATATTAACGGAAGTATCATCGTGCCTGACGGAAAGTACATCTCCATCGGCAACATAAAGATGGAGTATGATGCAACCAATAAGGCGTTGAAGATTACGAACACTACGACTAACGAGGTGGCAAACCTCTATACTAGTGGTGGTGTTTCTGCCTATGGTGTTGGGACATCATCATCCAGTGGTGGCGGCTTGAACGGCAGTGTGAAGAGTTATTCAAATGCCTTGAAGCTTACATCAGAATCGCTGAGTGAGATTGCCTCTGCCTACTCCATCAAGGCTCTTGATTCTCGTATCTCCAGCCTAGAAGGAGGCTCGGCTATGGACGTTAGTGTTAGCGGTAGTGGAAACGCAGTGACAGCCATCAGTAAGAGCGGAACGACTATCATCGTGACAAAGGGAACTACGTTCTTGACTTCTCATCAGAGCCTTGCGAGCTACCTTACTAAGACTGACGCTGCCAGCTTGTATCAGCCAAAGGGAAACTATCTTACCGCACACCAATCGCTCGATGGTTACGTTAATGCAATATCTGTAAGTGGAAGTGGGAATGCTATCACGTCTGTATCTAAAAGCGGAAAGGGTATTACATTTACTAAAGGTGCTACATTTTTAACTTCTCACCAAAGTCTTGCTAACTATTATACCAAAAGTAGTGTAGATTCACTTCTTAGTGGTAAGTCGGCAACTAGTCATACACATAGTGTTAAGATTAACGGTGTTACTAAAACTATTGCAGCTACTGGTGGAACTGCTGTAGATTTAGGAACTTATCTTACTAGTCATCAATCTCTTAATGGGTATGCTACGCAATCTTGGGTTAAAAGTCAAGGTTATCTTACTAGTCATCAAGATGTTAGTGTTCTTACTATGGCTAATGATAGATATTATACTGCTGGTCAATGGGGTATAAATATGAGAAATTCCGATATTATTGGAGTTAATAGCATTTATACTAATGATGTATCTGAGACCCCTGGTGAAGCTATTCTATTTTGTAGAAGTAACGGTAACTATGATGGTATTCGTGCAGTAAATGGAGTGTTATATTTTAGCGACAATGTAGTTAGAACTACTGAAAATTATAATGCTGAATATAAAGTTTATCATACAGGTAATCTTACTAAACTTAGTCAACTTACTAATGATAAAAACTTTGTTACTGGTTCTGTAAGTGGTCAAACTATTACTATCAATGGTGTTTCTACTACTTGGCAAAATACTTGGAGAGGAATTACTGATAGTTATAGTGGAACTTCTACTGGTACAAGTCTTAGTCAAAAAGGTGCAAATAGTTTATATAATGCTTTGCATAATGGCTATGCTAGTAGTGCAGGAAATGCAGACACAGTAGATGGTTATCATGTTAATGGCCGTAATGTTGCACCCTATGGACATATACCTAGTATAGAAAACGATGGAGTAATGGAAGTAGGTAAATATATTGACTTTCATAATGATAATAGCGGTAAACATGATTTTTCTACTAGATTACAAACTACTGGTAATTATGGAAATTCAGTTTATTTGCCATCGCATAATGGTACATTAGCGTTAATTTCTGATAATGTAGCTTCTGCAACCAAACTTGCAACAGCAAGAAGTATTTGGGGTCAAAGTTTTGATGGTACTGGTAATGTTAATGGAACAATATACATAAATAATAGTGACTCTAGTAATGGAGCTATACGATTAAATAGTGATATAAGTTCTAATGCTCGTATATCAGCTATAAACGACCAAGTAATATTTAATACTGGTAATGCTATTCGTTTTGGTGAAACTGCTTGGGATTGGAATCAATGGGCTGGTCTTAAATATAATCATTCTGATAAAACTATTTATCTTGGTATAGCTAATGGTTCTATATTTAATGCTAATAGTCCACAAAGTGATGGTACACTTAGACTTGCAGGTATTAAAACTGTAACTCCTGATAGTGGAGCTAGAATTGGAGGTAGTGGTGGTGATTTATATTTAGGTAATGCTAATAATAGTAATTGGGTGAAAGTTCAAGATATATGTAGTCATAATGGTTCTAATTATTGGTATATATATCAAACCGGTAATGCTCATTTTAGTAACATTAATGTTGTTGGTACTGCTACTATCGGTGGTGATTGTCTTGTTAAAGGTGGAGTTACAGCTTATCAATCTTCTGACATCCGCTTGAAGCAGGATTTGCGGAAGCTGGACTACTTGGGTATCATCAAGGCAATGGGTGGCACATTCGGCTTTGCTTGGAAGAAGGACAATACAAGGTCTATCGGTTGGATTGCCCAACACGTCTTGTGCAACCCTCACTTAAAGGACATCGTGGAGACGGACGAGAAGGGCTACTACAAGATAAACTACTGGTCTCCTAAGCTGATTGCAACGGCATTCGGTGCTATCGAGCAGGTGGGCGATGAGGTCAGCAGGTTGAAGGCTCGGGTGGTCTTCCTCGAATCAGAGGTTCAGCGATTGAGTGGAGATAAGGAAGACTGCAACAAGAAGAGATTAGATAACAAGAATATTAATTCATTAAATTAGATTAGAAAATGGAGAATTTAAAGATTAACAAGAAGAGTGAACAGACAACTGCCACTTATACCAAGGGCGGCTATCGAGTAGAAATCACCTACAATGTTGACAAGACGGGTGGCAACATTGAGAGCATCAATATGAGTATCTATGGTGACCCAAATGGTAATTATCTCGGCAATGCGAACGCAAGCTCCAACGGCAGCGAGCTGACCTACAACATCAGCGGTGTTCCGCAGAGCAAGCTCAGTGAGGTATCAGCATTGATTAAGGAGGTTAATTCCGCTATCGCTGCTAATATGGCAAGCGAGGCAGCAGAGTAAGTATCGTGAGCATTAACGCAGGGTGGCTCTTATAGAGCTGCCTTGCCTAGTGTTTTAAGTTCTAAAGATTAAGCGTATGGAACGATTTATGTTATGACTTGCGAAAGTGTTCAATGTAACAGTAGAGCGAGTTGTTACTAAAGAAGTTGTAACAGAATAAGGAACTGAAGTTGAATATTAAAAAAATAAAGATTATGTCTTACAATAGTGAAAATGGAATTATTAGTGCTCCTGTTAGCATTGATGATGTTAAACAAGCTCTTGGAGAGAGTAGCAATGACCTTGCTACTCTTTGTAAGAGTGAAAATATAAATATATGGAGTAAGTATAAACCTATTAGTTGTAAAGGTGAATTTAAAGAATATCCTATTAGAGAAGACTCTGATGAAATAGTAACATCTTCATATAGTAAATATACTTGTGTTGTTCGTTGTGGTATGAATATACCTATGGATACTTATAAGAACTTACGTAATAATTATGGAGGAGAAGGTTTTGCAATTAATGGTTGTTACAACCTTTATGCAGATAATATATATGGAAAAAATGGTGGTATTAGCGCTGATACAACTACAATGGTATCAGGAAAACATTTTCCAAAAGGTGGTGCTAATTCTCCTTATAGATTAAGTGATTTTAGAAACTATAATAGTAAAGCAAAAGATAATAGATGTCTGACTTCTCTTCCTCAATATAATACCGTTGAAGTTTATTATTCTTCAACTCTTAAATTTAATTGTGTATTATATATGAATACAAATGTGGATAATAACACAAATCTTACTATGGATGATATAATAACTGATTTATCTTTAGCTTGGTCTTTTTGGATTCAGATTCGTTATGATTCACCATATAATACTACTGATAAGATTTATAAAAATTATTATGTTGGTAATTGCAAAAAACCAACAGATTATATATATGCTGGTAGAGAAATAACTTTTGATATAGGTAGTGGAGATAAGGTTATTACTATTGTACCTTTTTTAGCATATACTCGTAATGCAACTTTATATGATGATACAAAAATAATTTTTATATCTCTTCCGGGTGCTATTAGTTTTAAATATTATCCTAGACAAATTAATATGGAAAGTATTAAAAGTGGTTCTAGTGGTTTTGTTGATTTCTCATCGTTGAGAGAATTAGTTGGTGCTACTTGTATTTGTAAAGCTAAAATATATAAACTTCCTGATGCTACATTTACAGTTAGTGATGGTACATTTAGAAGTGTTTGTAAGTATGGTAATAATAAGACAACATACGGAAGAGGTTATGTATCTAATAGCTCTGGTCAAGAAACAGGTTCTGTAACTATTCCTGAAGGTGATAGAACAGATTATATTGAAGTATATATAAGATTTGATAATATTTATGATGGAGGTTATTATGGACAAATGTGTCAATTATCTTTTGAAATTAATATAGATGGTGGATGGAAACAAGTTCCTCCAGGAGGTAGTTATATTATGCGTTAAAACGTAAATATTATTAATGTAACAAATATACTAGAAATGTATTTGTGGTTTACGTTCTCACCGAGAAAGCAGACACATTACATCCTAGTGATTATCCTACATGGGGAAGTTAATTTTAAATTCGTAAATTTTGCTCCTCCTGCATTGCTATTCGGAATTATTTTCTTAACTTTGCACTGTTAACAGGAAAGGTATTCTGTTATGGCAATCTGGAGAAGAATATTGTATAACATAAAAATAAAGAAACAATTATGAAAAAGATTAAGACAATCGAGGCTGTTGCAGCCTACAGAACATTGAAGGCATTGAAGACATCATCAATGAGCGATGATGCCGCTATGCGAGTTTGGAAGAATATGAAGGCTCTGCGCCACGTAGCCGATACCTACGACAAGGATGTGGAGGAAGCACAGGAGAGCATGAAGGACGATAAGTTCGAGGAGATGCAGCGCAAGCTTCAGGAGTGCCAGCAGTTGGAGCAGAAGCACGCCGATGAGGGCTACGAATATAACAAGGACGATTCATCCAAGTTTGCGGAGGTCAATCAGTACTTTTTTAATCAGAAGCAGAAGACCGAGAAGTATTTCAAGGAACTTGCCGACAAGGAGGTAGAGGTAGCCATCGAGACAGTTGACGAGAAGGAGTTGTTCAAGGCAGCGAAAGATTGCGGCTTGAAGTTCGCTGATATGGAGACCCTTGATGTTGTGATAGGATAAACACT